ATGGTGGGGGTCGATGGTTCGAGTCCGTTTACGCCTACCACATCCAAACCCCTTGAAATGCTTATGTTTCAAGGGGTTTTGCTTGTTTTGGCAAAAATGGTTACAAAATTAAATCTTGTCGTTTTGTGCATTTTGGACGAAAAATGATTAAAATAACCAAAAAATTACGCCAAGATTACGCCAAGAATGAGACTACCAAAACCAAGAAAACGGGGCGATAGCTATCGCATCGAGATAATGCTGGATGGTAAGCGATTATCAGCCACCCGCGACACCGCCAAAGAATGCACAATTTGGGCGAGCCAAAAAATCCTTGAACACAAGGCAGGATTGGTTGAAAATGAAAAACCCAAAACAATCACATTCGCCGAGCTATTGTCGTTATATCACGGAAAAGTAGGCAAGCACAAGCAATCAGCACGCAACGAAAAGGTCTATATGACCGCTTTTAAGCGTGATTTTGTCGAAATTGCACAAATGCCAGTGAGCGACATCACAGCACAAGAATTGACGAAATGGCGCAATGCACGGCTTGCTAAAGTATCAGCTGGCACGGTAAGGCGTGAGATATCGTATTTATCGGCGGTAATGGCGTATGCAGTTAAAGAGTTATTTGTAATTACCGAAAATCCGTTCGCCAATCTTGCTAAGCCAGCAGTTCCCAAGGCACGAAACAGACGGATAAGCGAGCGCGATGTACAAGCCATTTTAAGCGCAGGTAGCTATCAGATGGGGCAAACACCCACCCAAACACAACAATACGTCGTATGGGCGTTTATATTCGCAATTCAGACGGCTATGAGACGTGGCGAAATACTGGGCATTACAAAAGCCGACATCAAAGACGGCTATATACATTTGCCCAAAACAAAAAATGGCGAAGCTCGCAATGTGCCATTAACGCCCGCCGCCAAAGAGATGCTCTCATGGATAAGCCACGACAGCGACAAACTTATCCCCCTTGAAGAAAACGCATTTAAAAAATCATGGCAAAGAGTGCAAAAAAAGGCAAATTTAGATGATTTAAATTTCCATGACACACGCCACGAAGCCATCAGCCGATTTGTCAAAGAGTTGGGCCTGCCCGTGGAGACCTTGGCAAAAGTAACAGGGCATAAAGACATTAAGACGCTTATCAATACTTACTATAATCCCACAATTGATGAGCTGGTCGATTTATTTCAAGCGTAAAAAAGGGGCGTTATGCCCCTTAGTTTTTGCGCGGTCTGCCCCGCGGTCTGCTCTCTTTTAGCATTTCTAGAGCGGTTAGGCGCGGATAAGTAAATTTACCCGTGCCTTGAGCGATTGGCTTTAATCGCTCGTTGATTGTTGTTCTTGACAGATTGGTCTTTTTGGTAAGCCACGCCGTTGTCACAAAATCAGGCTCATCATACTTAATTCCAATCACTTCACCACCTGCCAACAATTCGCCCAGATGTAGCTTGGGTGGTTTTTCGGCTAATATTTCTATTGTGTATTTATTCATTTTTATCTCCCCTTTTAAACATTTGGATTAGATTGCTTTTGAGGAATTCAAGCTTTTCCCTTTCGTCTGAGGTTATAAGTCTCTTACTAAAAGCATACAGTCTGATATAGAAATTTGAAAGTTCATTTAACGCTTCGCTAAACTTTTCCACTTCTTCGTCCACTGGAATGTCTTCTAACCCACCATAAACTCGTTCAAGTTTTTCTTTGTTCTCAGGTGTAGCTAGAAAAGCAAATTGTTGTGTGTGCCAGTTGTTTTTGTGTGGATTATATAAGCAACCTTCACGATTGATGTGGTATATATTTCTGCTCAAAGTATGTACAATAAGTAAATCACCGCCGCCTAAAACTACCTTATGCAATCTAAATGATACTGATGGGATATATACTAAATCATTTGGTTTGATTGTCTGTGTCATCTGTATTTTCCTTTGCTAATTCTTTCTCGTATTCATCAAGTTTGGTTCGTTCATTAAGGATAAGGCGAGATAAGATAATTTTTCTGACAACTCAGGACTGATATTTTTTCTTTCATCATTTTCCGTTGCCAAAAATATTAAAATGACTGTTGGTATGTCCAAAGCACTGCATATTTTTTCAATGGACGAAATATTGGGATCTCTTTTTCCTTGCTCTAAAAGAGTCAAGTAGGAGATAGACAATCCAGAAATTTCTGCTAATTTAGTTTTAGTAAAGCCTTTTTGGTTGCGGCATAGTTTAATTGCTTTGCCAATATCCATTTCTAATTCTCCAAAATCACTTCGCCATCAATAAAGTCAATAATAGTTCTATTCATCAATCGTTCCTCCACTTAATTTAATCAACGCCTTGGCGTGGGCAACAGCGTTTTCTTCACTTAGATGGAGTAGACCTCTGCGGAGAATCCGTTTATCTGTTTCATCATCGTCCCAATCATATGAGAATGCACATCTTTCCGAGCCTAGTCCAGCAAACCAATACTTAGTACCCTTTTTCAAAGGTTCACTCACAGGCTTGGGGAAGCTCACATCACCGATGGTAACCTTTTCTTGCGCTAGGCGAAATATAAAAAGCCCATTGGTTAGCATACTAATACTAGTCTCGTATTGATTGAGTGAGTACCAATCATTGCTCTGTGAATCCATAGCACGTGTGCATTCCACATCTTTACCAGCAAGCAATGCTTGCACGACTTCGGGTGCTGTTAGTAACTTACTCATAAAAATACTGCCTTATTTTTTCTCAAATCATCGGTAATCGCTTTAAGTGGGCACTCCCCTTTTGCCACAGCCTGCTGAAACAAGCGTTTTTGGCGGTAGCTAAAGGCGTTGGGGTTCACACAGCTGTAGCTGGTGCAATGTGAATTCCCATTGACACATGTTGTTACAATCCGCCCTTTAGGGTCGTGGGCTTTAATTGTACGAATGTCTCTGTGATAGCCGTCATCAACACCGCCATTGCCATTTAAATCTGGCAAATCAAACAAAGTTGATTGTTCTCTTTGCCTGTCATTACGTCTTTGTTGATTTCTTGCTCGACAGCTTGGACAGCTTTGTACTGCGCACGTCCAAAATCGTCAAAGCCAAAAGCCTTGATTTTGTGGCTCTGCCCCCCCCGCCAAGCAAGGGAAGCAGCCTACACGTCCAAAGCCCTGATTGTACAATGGATTGATATCATCGCCCAAAAAATCTAGGACTTGTTGCTCGCTCCAATCTAAAATCGGTAAGCGAAACTTCACGCCCAACTTGCCAAGGTACTTTGGGTAGTTACTTGGCATAATCTCGTGGGGTTCGTACAGTTCGCTATCCAGCTTATCAGCATAGCGTTTTTTGCGTTCGTGACTCTCACCGCTTCGCATGCCATACCACACTTCGAAACCGCCTTGTTGCTCGGCTAACTGCTTATAAAAGCGTTTGCTGACGTTGATTTTAAGCTCATTAGTGCAAAACCTAGCCGTGCCACTTGGGAATCGTCTGTGTTTTTTGCACAGGCTTAACACATCGCCGTTGCAACGTGTAATAATCTCCACGTTGTGCATTTTCGCCATGTCTTTAACGTGCTGATAAGTCAAAGGGTGCTCGAATTGGGTGTCACAAAACAAGCCAATGACATGCTTCGTCCCAAATTCTTTAGTTGCCAAAGCTAGGCAGGTTTGGCTGTCTTTACCACCCGATATTGGGACTACACATTTAATCATTTTACCTCCTTAGAACGGGATGCTATCATCAGCCACTTTTGGCGGTAGCGTTGATTGCGGTGGTCGCTGCATCGCTGTTGATGGGCTTGCCACAATACCGTCAGGATATTGGCGTTGTTGCGCCTGTGGTGCGTTCTGTGGCGCATATCCGCCTTGTTGGGATTGTTGTCCACCGCCTAGCATTGACATATCTCTGGCTAAGATGCTAACCGCTGTACGCTCTACACCGTCCTGCCCTGTGTATTTACGGCTTTGTAGCTTACCACTTATAAACACTTGTGAGCCTTTGGTTAGATATTGCCCCATGATTTGGGCAAGCTTGCCAAATGCCTGCACGTTAATCCATTCGGTCTTTTCGGTGCGATTGCCGTTGCGGTCGTTATATTTTTCGGAGACTGCGATGGAAAAGGTAGCCATCGCATCGCCTGATTGTGTGTTTTGCATTTTTGGGTTATCGCCCAATCTGCCGATAAAGTTACATTGGTTAAGGTCTGACATGATTTACTCCCATTTGATTTTCAAATTCTGATAGCAGTTGATTGACATCTATCTCTTCAAGACGAGATAGCTTGTAATAAGCTCGTGATGTGGTTGTTAATAAAACATAATTGCCGTTATCTACCGTCAAAAATACAAAACAATCCTCGCTAGGTATTGTCATCACATCACCACCAAACAACAAAACAAAACCTGCTAATTGCTTGGCTTGTTCTATCGTTGCTTTCGTCTTGTACGACCGCATCACTCACTCCGTCACTATCTCGCCATCGATATAATCAATGATGATTTTGCCTGTTTTAGGGTCAACGGGTACGCCATTTTGAAAAAGCAATGCGTGTATCTCGTGAGTAATTTTAGGGTTTTGCCACATGCTTTTACTTACCAATACAGGAAATAATCTTGTAATTTCTTCGGTTTCATCATCTTTAATTGGTGTTAATAGCGGTACATATTCCCACCCATCATCCAACATCGCCTGTATTACTTCCTTTGGCGTTTTGGGCTTTGGCGGCGCTTCAAATTCCACACCGTAAAGCTTACAAAGCAGTTCGTGGTTTTCTGGGGTGGCGTGGAAAATAAATGGCAAGCTATCTTTGTAATTCATATTTGGGTTGCCAGTCTCGTCAAAGAAATAAACAAGTCTATGGTTTTTAATGACAAGCTCTTTTTGGCAATTCTTGACATATTCAATTTGATAAACTTTGGTGCCTAACAGCGGACAATAAACCTTGTCGCCCGCTTTAAATTCTTGTTTCATTGTTTAACTCCAATCATCTTAGCCATTTCATCATCTAGTAACCGATAAAAGGCTTTGGCTTTGATTTCAAATTGTTTGTGCATTTGTTCATCGGGATAAAACCGCTTAACAAATAAGGGCATATCTGGGCAAAAACTCACATAATCCCACCACTCCCGACCTGTTACCCACAGATTAAATTGCACTTGCACAAGGTGGCTTTTATCTATTTCTTGGGTGCATAGTAGTTCGGCTTGTAGCTTGCCTAGTCTTGTCTTAATCTCGAGACCGCCAATATCGCCTACCAATCTATCAGGGCTTGCGCCTACATCATAACCGACCAAATCAGCATGATTTAGGACAATGCCCATGCTGTGTGGCGTAACACCACACAATTTCTGATAATAATCGGCAACAATCGGCTCTAAGGCGTGCCCCCGTTCGGTGTGTTTATTGCCGCCGAACGAATCATCAGAATAACCCCTAAAACGCTCTGCAATAAGCTGATACACGTAAGTAACCGCTCCTGAGCCTAAGCCGTGCTTTAACTTGCCATTGACAAGCAACAAATGCGCATTGCTTGCGGTTATGATGCCCAAGCGCGCTTCAAGCCACTCGCTTGTGCCTTGTGGCATATCAAGCATTTTCATGCGTTATTCCCCTGCTTGCTTGCAACTGACCCAATACCATCTGATACGCACCTTTTGGGATGTTTGCCAAGTCTGATGAGCCAAATTGCCCTAACAACCAACCATCAAAACCTGCTTTGTTCGGCAAAGCATCATACAAGGCTTGCAGCTGCTTAGCTTGCAAGATAGTGATTTTGACTTGATAGCTGTTATTTAGCATCTCGGCATCATCATCGCCGTTTCTTGTTGTGATATTAAGTAGCGAGCAGTAGGCGTATCGCTTGCCGTAACTTGTCGCTGACCCTTGCGCTTGAGCGGTATTACTCGCCTTTGAGCCAGAAAAATCAAAAGGAACAACGCTTTCGGTCGAAATATAAAAACCCTGCTTATGCCTCAAAACAGCTGTTACTTTGACATAGCCAAAAAAGACAAATTCGTTTTTACCGTTTTTGGTGGGCGTTTCATCCAAGTGTGTTTTGGTGTCAAACGTTACAGAAAACCCATGTCTGTTAAGCAATGGGCGTGTAACATCTACAATCGTTTCAAGTGTGGCATAAGTTGAGCCATTACCTTTTTTATCTTCAATGATTGTGGGGATTTCCGCCTGTAATTGGGCGAATGCATCAGAAAAGGCGACTTCGGATTGGCGTTTAAGTTCGGAATTTTGCAACTCAATCAATGCCTTTAATTTTTCCACATCAAAGTCGGGATTGCTTGCCATTGCCACAATTTGGCTTGCCATGTCGGTAGGCTGTTGCTGTGTTTGCTTTGATACGATATTAGTCATTGCTTTATCTCCATCTTGTACTGTTCAATGCGCTCACGGTCAATCTCGTATTCTCTATCACAAGCCCTTAAAAACAGGCTTGAAAAAACAATCATCATCATTGTTAGGGCGGTCATGCCCAATAAGTTTTTAAGTGTATTCATACTGCATCCGCCAAATAATCTTGCATTTCCCATTCGTAGATGGGTTGGTAACAGCCCTTGTTATATACGGCATTACGAACCTTCTCTTGGTTTTCTTTAATTGATAGGTCAATCTGCACTTCATCGTAGCGATTCACCAGAAGGGATGCGCTATGAATCACAGAAAAGTCGTCATAATCTGTGAATTTGACTTCAAGCACTATCCAATCTAGCAAGCGAGTTCGAACAGTTTCCATACTTCTCTCCAGTCGGTCTTGGTAATCTGTAACCACATTTCAGCTTGTACTTGCTCAATCTCTTGTTCGGTTGGCTTGTGATTACCATCAATCACGCGACACTCGCCAAACTCAATACCAACGATGTTGACTTCCGCGGGCTCTACCCGCTTCCAACCGTCCAGCCATTCGACATCTTCGGGGGTGTACTCAAAGTCATAATCAAATTTGACTTCAAGCTCTGCGTATTTCTCGTCATCGTCATCGTCTGGGTAGATGACAGCCCAACCTTGCTTTTTGCTCATATCAACAAAAAGGTCTTCAATGATTAGGGTGCTCATAATGTTCTCCTAAAGTTAATCCGACATTGGCAACTTGATACATTGCCAATAGCTGATTAGCTTTCACCCCGTTATCTGCCACGGTGGCGTTGGCTTTGTTTAGCTTAATTAGTTTTTGGCAATCTAATCCAATCTAAACTCTACATTGTTCCCTTGTAGTAGGGCGTCCTGGCTTTTAAATAGTATTCAAGGCATCTTCTGCGTTGATGTGTGTATATTAACTTAAGTTAGCATATAATGCAAGCAAAAGTTAGGAAAAAAGTTAATATTTTTGCTAACTTATTGAAACTTAATTAAATTTAATTTGAAAAGTAATTAGAAAAATCTGCTAAAATAGCAGACATAAAGCACAAAAAAACCGCCCAATCAAGGGCGGTGAATTTGGGGGGGGTTAATTATTCGCCATCGAACGATAACCTAAATAACTAATCCCAACCAAGTTGAGCGTAAAAATTTGGGCAATGACAAAAAAGACAATAAACATAATCACACCATAAATGACGATGGCGGTAGCTGTTTTTAGCTGGGCAAAATCTGCCAATAGCTCAATAGAATATATAGACCGAATAGCAATTAAAGATAGCGCCAAAAACAAGCTAACCGATGCCAGATAAGCAAACAATAAGCTTAGGAATAGTCTGCGGGTTAGTGGCTGGTGATACATTTCACCCTTTGGTCTGCCCAGTTCTTGTTTGAGCAAATACGGTGTTTTCCCTTGTATAAACTCATCAATTGACGGTCTGCTTATGGCAGCAATGGCTGATAGAGCCGCAATATAAAACCCTGGTAAGACGAGTAGTAAAGTAAAGGAATCTTCAAATTTTCTACTCAGTAGAAAATTGATATTGTTCTCACTTGTGTGTATGCATGCCAAATAAACAAGCACTCCAGTACCAACCGCACTAAGCAGTCCTGGCAGTATATAGACAGCGGTACGATGTGTATTGTCTGGGTATTTGATCCGAAGAAAGTCAAATACTGTCATGGCTTGGCGTAGCATTTGACCCTCCTATTGCCATGGATTAGAAGTTTTCTATCATTTTATCATAAAACTGCTTGATTGGTATTGGTTTTTCGCTTGACAGGCCTTGAGTGGTTTCAGGTTTTCTTTCATCCCATCCCAAAAAGGTCTTTTGGGCAAAACCATCAATCACACCATTTAAAACTTCATGCTTCACTTCCGAACCCGTCTGCGGATCTTTGATGAGTAGCGATACTCTAGGGTTGTCCAGTGTGGATTTCTCTTTTTCAACGGCGCTCATCCAACCAAATAACGCATCTTTGGTGTGGCCTAGGAAGCTTTTGCCTTCGGCTCGGATAACGATATCTGTATTTGCTGTAGTAATATGGTGATCAAAGTCAAACTTGCTGTTTGCATCTTCTCGTTCTGAGAATACAATCCCCCTTAATCCTCCGTCTTTGATGATTTCTACAACTTTATCGCTCATTGCGTGATTAAGTTGGATATGTGGCATGCAGGCAATATCATCATTGGTTACAGGGTCTTTGACTTCCCAGGTGTCATCAGCCGCTGTCAAGTCCATTAGGGCTTTGATTAGTCTAATGAGATAGTCTTTGGTAAATCCTTCGATTTTTTGAACAGAAATCTTATCGTTTTTGGTGTCAATCACTATATGTAACAAGGTGCGCTGTCCATATTCTTCACCTGGAATGGCTTGTACCAGTACGCCATCTTGTTGATTGGCAAGCATTCTGGCATCCACTTCTTTATCATTGTAGGTGAATAGTAGCTTGAGATAATCGCCTTGATATTCTGCCTTAACCCATCTTACCCATTTTTTATGACTGCGATAGGAGATGATAAATTGGCCATGATCTCCAAGCTCTACATTTTGACTATATGAATACAGCCATTGTCCAAAGTCACCCAAGGTTATTTTACCAAAATATAGCTGCTCCAATCCTTTCGGTTCTCTTTTGCGTCTTTTATTGATATCAAGTGTGTAATAATCAAATCGAATGTTTACTGCCATAGCTACTACCCATGCTTAAGTATTTGTATTTTCAATATTTGCTAATCTCAATAACTATTCTCTTTACTTACCATGATGCATAACTCCTCAAATTTGTACTCCTGCCAAAAAATCAAAAAATTGATTGCTCATACAACCTTTTAAAACAACGTCTCAAACGTTCGCACCACACCTAGGATATCATTATAATCAGTCCAAGTCTGACCATTGTGTGAGAATCACAAGCCAAACAACTTTGCAAAGAATCCTCGCTTTTTCTCTGTCCCTAGAAACTCGTGATTGGGTAAATTCTTATTGAGTACTTTGCTAGCGGTGTGCTCTGTTAATGTTAAACTAAGATATGCCCCGAACATCTTGCCTGTGCGAGTATAGATGCGACAAAAAGTGGTGTGTGCTGTGGCGCCATACAATTCTTTGTAGTCATCAATATCATCATATCCTATTTCACCAACCTTGCCATGCTGACTAATGACATCGCCATTGGGTTTGATGATAACAGGTATTTTGACGCTTTTTTGATCCAATTTGGTGGAACTGGCATCGTTGTAGCATCGACGTAAATTACTGACATAGCGACTTTCGCCAAAAATAGGCAGTCCAAATCCGCGACTCTCAATATGTGCCATTTATCACTCCTGAACAAATTTTCTATATGCTATAGATAGAGTAGCTCATGCACCTTAAAAAATAGCTTGTATTAAAACTACTAATTTTGGGAAATTATAGTTATCTGTTTAATACTCCACCAACTTCCCAACTACCTTACCCACCAATCGACATTCGCCCATCGGTAGCATTTTTTGTTCTGGCCAGTCGGGATTGAGTGGCTTGAGATACATATCCGATTCAGTTTCACCTAGTACAAGCTGCTTAAATGTCGCTTCTGTGTCATCATTGCACTGCACCACGATCAGATCGCCGTCTTTGAGTGCCAATGTGGAGACATTCGGCTCGACATAGATGATGTCATCAGGGCGAAACTCTGGCCACATCGAGCGACCACGCACACGCAACGCAAAGCCATCTGCCGATAGCTTGCGCGGGCGTGGATAATAGCCCAGCGCATCATCCAAGGTCGCAGGTGAGACCTCTGACCATGAGCCAGCCGCGACCCAGCTGATAAGCGGTACATCATTGGCGGGCATCGCCACGCGCACTGTATCGACGATCTCATGTGCTTGCTCATCGGTCAATATACCGCCACTCTGTATCGCTGCAATCTGCGCTTTTAGATCTTTGATGACATCGGACTTATCGGCTTGGGGTTGGGTATCGGCGGTCATTGAGCCTTGCCCTGTAGCTAGCCAATTTGGGGTTACCCCAAACAATTGAGCGATTTTAACCAAAGAATCTGTCTTTGGTACATTTTGTCCGCTTAACCACTTAGCAACAGCAGCCGTTGATTTGCCTGTAGCTCTGGCAATATCTGCCTGTCTTAAGCCTTTGTCATCTAGTTTTTGTTGTATGCGCTCATGAATCATCATTTCAAAAACCCTTAAAAAATTGGGATTGTTAATTTATGTTAGCATATTTTTTACAAACTTAGGTTTACTTTTTTTTAAAAATATGCTAACTTATGTAACTAATTTACATCAACAAAGGTTAGCAAATGACTGTACAAGATTTAATGGTTTTTCATGGCTGCAAAACACAATTGCAGCTTTGCGAAAAAATCCAAGTTTCAAGGGTCACGCTTTGGAAATGGGAAAAACAAGGCATTCCATTTCGCACCCAAGCAGGTTTTGAAGTGCGTACAAATGGAAAATTAAAAGCAGACAGACAAACAAAAACCCCTAGCGGTCACTAGGGGTCATGTCCATTTTCGGATTAACTTACAAGGATTAAGCTAAATGAACAAATCCATTATACAGCCAAATCACGGCAATATCAAGTCAATTCACAAGGGGGCGGACAATGGAAACTAGATTTATTGATTTGCCATGTAGATACGAGAAAGCCAAGCGAAATCAAGAGCTAAACGCAGAGATTGAAGCATATTTGGCGAAAGGTGGCAAGATTGCCCAGCTAAACGGTTGCGACCCAAAACCACGCCCACCGCATAGCGTGAAAAATCATAAAACAATGGGATTGCCAAAGCCGCCAAAGCCCAAGGTAAAGCCATCAGTGCACGGACTATCAAGCAAACAATTCACGCGTCATAACCAGTGGATTGATTGCCTTAAAAGGGGTCATCTGATGAGCGTTGGCGAAGTTCGAGCAATGTTTGATTTCGCACACCCAATCAAAGTAGCCGAAGTTATTAACAGGCGCGCAGGGCGAACAGTCATCAGGCGAGTAAACGCTGTTCACATGGGGAAAGCAATAACACTTTTTAAATACAATGGGGGTGCAAAATGAGTTTCAAGGCAATGGCATGGGCGACCGAACAAGAAGTCACCAAAACATCATCTCAAACGCTTTTGCTTGTCGTTTTGGCAAACTTTGCCAATGAAAATCATGAAAGCTACCCAAGTGTTGAAACGCTATCAAGATTGGCAAGAATGGATAAGCGAACAGTCAGAAAAGGGCTACTAGAATTGCAAGCAATGGGGCTGATTTTTGACACGCAAAAACGCCATCAAAAACAAATTGTCGTGTATCAATTGCTCGTTGATGGGGGTAACAAAAATGATACCCCTAACAAAAATGTAGGGGGTACAAAACTGCAATCAAGGGGTGACAATTTTGTATCTAAAGGGGGTACAAAATTGCATGAAAGGGGGTACAAAAATGATACCCAAACCTATTATGAACCTATTAATAAACCTATTAATGAACCTGTGAGTATAGACGCACATGAACACACGCACAAAAATCTTAAAAATTCGCAAACAGCAAAACCGAACAAATCGACTGGTAAATCTCCATCAGCCAAAAAATTCATCACGGCAGATGAATTAATCGGATTGGGTGTTGATGAGCAGGTGGCAAATGATTACCTAGCCACCAGAAAAACCAGGCTCACCCAAACAGCCCTTAGCGGTATCGCCAAGCAAGCAACCATTGCAGGGGTATCACTAGCCAAAGCGATTGAGTTCGCCTGTGAAATGGGTTGGCAGTCATTCAAGGCGGATTGGTATCAGAATTCACAAACCAAGTTTGGCAATCCACAGCCAACAAGCCGAATGGACGAATTACGCCAGATGGCAAGCACCAACCCAACCAATGTTTTTGTAGATGATTTACCTAGCGACTTTCAAAATTACATCGGAGTAAACTCATGAGTAGCATCGTAAAAATCCAAAACGTTGAACACCTAACCGCAATGATTAAAGCGATTGTACCACGCTCATTTGAGAAAACCTTTGGTGGTCTTAGCACAAGTGAAATTGTCGCAGGATTTGCATTTTGTGCAACAGGTCTTAGCCAAACCGAGCTCAACACAGGCTTGACAAAAATCCAAGAAATGGGTTATTGCCCAGACCCTGCAATGTTCGCCAAGTGGTGCAAGGGGATTGATGGTTTTGATAACAAAGACTACATCGCCGACAGCTACATCAACAAATCAGGCGCATTGGCTAACATCATTGCATGGATTGATAATCCAAACTCTATAATCAGCCAAGCGGAGAAACAAGCATACGATAAGACTTATCACATGTTCCGCGACATCAACAGCGATTTTGACAAGAACCAAGCTTACAGCGCATTCAAAGCGCACTATGAGCACGCTGTAATCGCGCTGATTGAACAGAAACAGGTAAGTCAGCCATATGTACCACCGACAGCCTTACAAGCACCACAGGACGCACCACAGGCGCAATCAAGCGTAAGCAAAGAGCGAGCGCAAGAATACCTGGCAGAAGTTATGGCGCAGATCGGCAAAAAGGTGGCGGCATGAAACATTATCACGCATTAGGTCGCATGCCAAAAGGCGAGATGAACAAAACCGAAACAGAGTACGCCCAGCACTTAGAATTACTTAAACGCGCAGGTGAGATTTTAAATTTTAAGTTTGAGCCGTTGAAATTAAGCCTTGCCAAGAACACGACTTATACGCCTGATTTTATGGTGATTAACAAAAATCGTGAAATTGAGTTGCATGAAGTCAAGGGTTTCTGGAAAGACGATGCAAGGGTGAAAACCAAAGTCGCACAAGCAACATTCCCCTATTTTGTTTTTGTTGGGATAACCAAAAATCCGAAAAGCAAAGGCGGTGGTTGGAATTATGAATATTTTAGAGATTAAGGTGTTAGCAATGAAAGTTGAATATATCGACCACATGGGCAGTGATCTATCAGTCGTCCGAGCGGCAACGGCAAGCTTTGCCAAAGACCCAGAAGAGTGGGACGCGATAAAGCACCAACGCCTAATTAACTACCTTGCAAGGGGTATGACACAGGCGGATTATGAACAACTACTTATGCGAGTAGCGTCATTAGGGTTTGATTATTTTGACAAAGATGACGGTAACGCCCATCACACTGCGGAACATTTGCATTTGGAGTTAGAACGATACCGCCACACCCCGACCCATTGGTCGCCATTTGCGCATACAGCCATCACATTGCGCCTAAAAGCCCCGATTGCTATCCATGCCCAATTCATGAAGCACACAGTTGGATTTGCGCATAACACGGTAAGCAGACGTTATGTAAGCGATACACCTGAGTTGTTCTTGCCAACGTTCCGCACGGCACCGCAAGGTAACGTGAAGCAAGGAAGTGGTGGTGAGCATAGCGAGAACGAACTGCTACAAGAAGTGTATCAGTCCGTAGCGCAAGAGTGCCTTGAGTCTTACGAGTCCATGATTAAGAACGGCGTGGCACCCGAACAAGCCCGCTTTATCCTGCCGCAGGGCGTGATGACTGAATGGGTAAGCACAGGCAGTTTATACGCGTGGGCTAGATTGTATCGTTTGCGCACCGACAGTCACGCACAAAAAGAGATACAAGAATTGTCGGGGCAAATCGGGCGGATTATCGAGCCGTTATTTCCTTGTAGTTGGTCGGCATTGACGGGGGAGTAAAAATGGCTAAAAAACAAACAAAAGAAGGCATTAAAGGTGTTAGCAGATGAGACCAAAATTCAAAGTTAAAAGCGAAGACGGTGTATTTATTATTCACGCAGCGACCCACCATTACCGTATAAGATTTGACCGCACCGAAGGGGCTTGACAGATTTTGTATTTGGATTTACACACGCAAAAAAGCGGTATCAAACACAAAAGAACGATTGACGAAGCACTGGCATGGGTGCAAGAAGAACACGTACCAGCCAAATTAAAAGAGTGGTTTTTATAAGGAGCGAATAATGAGAAAGTTTAAAGTTACTTTTTACGAAGATAGTCATAGCAGAAACAAATTGAGCGAGATTGTGGAAGCGATTGATTATGACGAAGCCGAAAACAAAGTTTTGGCGATGTATGGTGATGATTTAATCATCGATGAAATTCATGATGTATTTGATACGTCATTGAATGACAAGCGTATTTATATTGATATGCCAGACGGTTTGACTTATGCGATACCTGTTATGGTTATTGCCGAGCATAAGGCATATGATATGGCAAGAAAATTTGATGATGTATTTTTTTACCAAGCAATGCTTGAAGTTATTAAATCATTTGAAGCACGAAATGGTGATTATCAAATTGTTCGTTGGGCTAAAACAGCAATGCGTTGGCAAGATGTTAAAAATCATGCAGTTATTTTAAAGCGAAAAACTGAAATCAATTATGATAAGTGTTGGCGTGATAAACCATTTGATATCAAATGAGCCGCCTTGCCCAAATCCGCCAACTGCCCTGCTGTCAATGCCTTGCCCCACCACCGTCACAAGCTTGTCATGCCAATTGGGGCGAGTTTGGCAAGGGCATGGGGATTAAGGCAGATGATAGCTACACAATCCCACTTTGCGACAGATGCCATAAAGAGCTTGACACTTATCAAGGCAGAAGTCGTGAGCAAGCTAAGGCGTGGTTTATGCAGAAGTGGCATTTGGTAAATAAAATCATGAGTCAAAGACTTGGTGAGAACGGGATAGATTTTTGAAACGGTTTATACGCACCCAAAGAGATAAGGACTTGATTATCGAATACATCAAGAACGCCAATAAACCGCTCACAATCAATATTGAGCAGGGCGTGCATGGCAAAAGAAGCCTTGAACAAAACAAGCTACAACGTTTGTGGATTAACGAATTAGCCGAGCAGGGCGACATGACAGCCGAAGAGTATCGGGCATTTTGCAAGTTACATTTTGGCGTGCCGATTTTACGCAATGAAGATGAGCGATTTTGTGAAGTCTATGACACAAAAGTGAAATGGCGACCCTATGCGGACAAACTAGAATTTATGGCAGAACCCTATGATTTCCCTGTTACCAGACGAATGACAGTAAAGCAGCACAGGCAGTACCTAGACGCTATTTATGTGCATTACACAGGATTAGGATTTAAATTAACCGACCCGATGGGGTATTTGGAGATTGAGAGATGAACGGACAAAAACACGACCAAGCCAAGCCACGATTTAGCCTTGTCCCACAAGCCCCTTTGTGGCAGGTGGTGGCTGTCTTAGAATTTGGGGCGAACAAATATGGGGTGGGTAATTGGAAAACCGTGCCAAACGCCCGTGAGCGTTATTTTAATGCGTGCCATCGTCATTTGAATGCGTGGTGGGCAGGCGAGAAAGTAGATAGTGAGAGTGGATTGCCGCACCTTGCCCATGCTGTGTGTTGTTTGATTTTTTTGATGAGTTTAGGAGGGAGCAATGATTGAGCAATATGGCTTAGGAATTTTTGTGGTGTTGGTGTTTGTGGTGTTGCCTGCGCTAATTGCCATGATTTTAATTTTTAATATTTTTTCGCTCATTCTAAAAGAGCGTAAGAAATTTAATAAGCGATAGGGGGATAAATGAGTGAATTCCACGAATGGGGAAAATGGTCAAGGCATAATCCCGACAGGCTGGATTATCCCAGACCTTGGCTTGAGATGATTATGCGTGATAACGTGCCTAGCCCGTCCGCTGGGTATAACATCACAGACGATAGGGCGATGGCGATTGATAAAGCGGTATGTGCTTTGGCAAGGTATAGCGTGTTGCAGTATCAAGTGTTTTGTATGCGTTATCTGCTTGATATTCCAGAGTACAAAATCGCAGAGATGGCAGACCCCAGGATTGTGGCAAATCGCAGAAATAGGGTGAAGCAGGAATTGGATAAAGCAGGGGGATTTATTTACGGTTTTTTAGAAAATAATGCTTGCTTTGCTAGCAAGGATTAGGTAAAATATTACCATAATGGAAAAGTGTGTAAAGCTTTCCTATTCAATGATACACCCCTTGCCACTGATTACACGCAAGGGGTTTTGTTTTATCCCTAATAGGGTGATAAAATGCGATTTTGTAAACATGACAGCTAATATGTGTTTATATCATAAACATAAACTGTTTTTTTAGCCCTTGCTTTTGCAGGGGCTTTTTTGTTGGGCAAGGCGGTAAGTCCTTATGACTAGTATTGCAATATCAGCGAGCCGTTACGCCCAACGCTTTTTTTTATTTGGTTTTAATCATGAATAAAACAGAAATCACTCTAATAAATCCTTTGCAATTAAAGCCGCACCCCAGCAACTCCAAGAAACATCCAAAAAAACAGGTTGAGGCGATTGCTGATAGTATTGAGCGTTATGGGTTTAATATCCCCATCGTGGTTCGTAATGGTTATATTCTGGCAGGTCATGGACGTGTGGAAGCGTCAAAATTGCTAAGGCTTAATGTTGTGCCTTGTATTGTACTTGACCACCTAACAGATGAAGAAGCGAGAGCGTTTATTATTGCAGACAATAGAACATCAGAGCTTGGCGAATGGGATAAGGATAAGCTGTATGATGAATTGAAAGAATTGCATGAGTGCGAAGTTCCTAGTATTGACATGGATTTAATGCAATTAGGGGCATTATGTGGCGATTTGGATTTTGGCGAGTTAAGGGCTGAATTTCCTGCTGACAGAGATGACAGATTGGGTGAGTATGTAGAGCCTGATGAAGATTTTGGTAGTGACTTTGAAGACGAAGAAGAAAGCGAAGAAGATGAAGTCACAACAAGCGAGACCGCTACACAAAAGAAAGAGCCTATCAACTTTACATTTATGGTTATTCTTAATAAGCAACAACACAAACGATTATCAGAATTAAAAAACGGTTTATCAGATAAGCAATTTTTCTTGCAAAACGTATTGGGTGAAAGCGATGAGCATTAGACCATATACAGGCGAATATCTTGTAAGTCCTGTGCCTGTACATTTAGGGCTTAATTATTGTAGTCATAACTGCTTTTATTGCTATGCCAATTTAAACAATCCTGATAGACGAGCAGACTACAACAAAGTTATCAATGTGGCAAATGCAGTAGCAAACGGTAAGCAGATGAAAAACTTATCTGTTCGCTATTTGCAAGAAGGCTACCCCATCATGGTCAGCAATGACAGCGACCCTTTCGCCAAGTCTAATTTTGAGCAATTTGCATCTATTTTTGACATATTTACAGATATTGGTACTCGCTTTGTTTTTCAAACCCGTGGCGGTAATAAAGCTAAAAACATTCTATCCCGATCAAAGCCAACGGCAGTATATATCAGCTTTACTAGTGATGATAACGATATCATCGCAAGGGCTGAAACTGGCGCACCGAACTTTGACCAAAGAAAAGATTTGGCTTTGTTTGCAAAAGAATATGGGCATCATGTGATTATCGGGTTAAATCCTTATGTTCCTGAATGGTGGCAAGACATAGACGGCTTTATTCGTTGGTTAAAAGATAATGGCTTAAATCATGTTTGGTATGGTGAAATGCACATCAACCACATGCAACGACCAAAAATCAAATCACGCCCAGCCAAAGAGTTTATAGATGTCATCAATATTGCTTGCAAAAAGACCAAAGACCAAACCGCCTATGATTATTTACTCGCTGAGCTAGATAGGGCGGATATTAATGTTTATGACGCCATCACAGGGACAAAGGGTGATTTTTGGCAGCTGTATTTTGATTTGGGCTTTCCATTTTTCCCAACGATTGACACATTTTTTAGTGAACTTCGTGAGCATGGAAAAACAGTAGCGTTTAGTTTTGAATATTTTGATGAGCAAACCAATGTTTTCCCAGAGTGGGAAGGCTCGGAATTTTCAGGTTATTTGGCAAGCATTGGGCGTTCACTTCGCAACATTGGCTATCCAAGTAACGCAAACAACTTTAAACAGGTTCATGAAACGCTTTGGCGTATTGTAGATTTCCCAACACGCCTAAGACACGATGACTTGTTTTTAGCAACCGATGATGGCTCTTTGATTCTTGATGATAAGGGTCGTCATATTTTGGTGTATCGTCAAGGCATTGATGACCCAACGCTTGGGAATATTGATGTGGATGATATTGATGTTTACTTAGTATCTAGCAGAGGAGAATAATCATGGCTGGTGCAAGTGCAGGTGGTATGGCGAAAAAGTCAGGTAGCCGATTCAAGGTGCTTCGTACGGTGGGTAAAACCAAAAACGGACGTAAGGCAACCAAGGCGGAAATGCGGCGAAATCAATCAGCAAACAATGCTATGAAAGGTAAGTTTAAGCGTGCGATTGCTGGCAAAAAAGGCGCTATGAATCGTGCGAAAAAAAGCCAAGGCAGTTTATTTTAATAAACATGACTAGTTAAAGTGTTTGGGGCGTAAATCTCAAACACTTTTTTTACAACGGAAAAACAATGTCAAAAAAAATTGTATTCGATGACAGACAGATGGCGCAGGTAGAAGCGTTGGCTAGTGTTTTGACGTTAGAGCAGATGTCCGATTATTTTGGCATTGCAAGAAACACATTTAAGGCGGTATGCGAAAGACAACCTGAAGTACTTGAGCATTATAAAAAGGGGAAAGCTCGTGCAATTGGTAATGTTGCCAAAAACCTTTTAACCATCGCCAATGAAGGTAATTTAACAGCCATCATATTTTACTTAAAAACGCAGGCGGGTTGGCGTGAGCAAGCTGAAGAGATAGAAGAAAAAACAGTGCCAAAACCAACCCAAATTGTAATTAACGTACAAGACGGAAGAAAGAATGCCAAACCTGAACATTCCACAGGCTAGATTTTTAAACATGCCAAATAAATTCCGTGCGTATGTTGCAGGGTTTGGCAGTGGCAAGACGTGGGCAGGGTGCGCCAGTCTTTGTAAGCATTTTTATGAACACCCAACGATTAACGCTGGTTATTTTGCCCCAACCTATCCACAAATCCGTGATATTTTTTATCCAACCATCGAAGAATGCGCCAACGATTGGGGGTTGAGTGTTGAAGTCAAAACATCGAACAAAGAAGTTTTGGTATATCACGGCAAAGAATATCTAGGCATGATTATTTGTCGTTCAATGGATAACCCAACGTCTATTGTTGGTTTTAAAATCGGTCATGCCTTGGTTGACGAGCTTGATACCTTACCAACAGATAAGGCAAGAGATGCGTGGCGTAAGATTATTGCCCGTATGCGTTACAACGTGCCAAACCTAAGAAACGGCATTGACGTAACAACAACACCCGAAGGCTTTAAATTTACTTATGAACAGTTTGTTAAAGAAGCCAATGCAAGCCCAGACAAGGCGAAGTTCTATGGGTTGATACAAGCAAGTACCTATGACAATGAGAAAAACTTGCCAGATGGGTATATTGAGAGTTTGCGACAATCTTATCCGCCACAGCTGATTGAAGCCTATTTGAACGGGCAATTTGTAAACTTGGCAAGTGGTGCGGTTTATCCTGATTTTGACCGCCATGCCAACGATACAGACGTAACCATACAGCAGGGCGATACCTTGCACATTGGCATGGACTTTAACGTGCTTAATATGTCAGCAGTCGTTCACGTCATCAAAAATGATGTGCCTTATGCGGTTGATGAGATTGTGGGGGCAAGAGATACGCCAACGATGTGCGAGATTGTCAAACAGCGTTATGCCAATCACAAAATCATCATTTACCCAGATGCCAGCGGTCATAATACGAGCAGTAAATCATCTAGTGTATCAGACCATAGCATATTAAGACAGGCAGGGTTTGGTATTAAGGTGGCAAGCGTAAACCCAAGCATTAAAGATAGGGTAAACGCCATGAACGCCATGATTTTGAACAATAAGGGCGAACGCAGGTATTTTGTCAATACAAGAATGTGCCCTGAATATACCGACAGCCTAGAACAGCAGGTATATGACAAGTTTGGTATGCCTGATAAAGATGGTGGGCACGACCACACGAATGACGCTGGTGGTTATTTCATTGCGTATCAATATCCAATCAAGCGACCAATGACAAAATCATTTATCCAAATGCCATACTAGGAAACATTATGCCAGTTAATTCAAAACACCCTGACTATGAAAAAGCCTTTTCTGCTTGGACGTTATGCGATGACTTTATTGCAGGAACTAGAGCTGTTAAGGCAAAGGGCGAGAAATACTTACCACGCCCAAATCCTGATGATACAAGCAGAACCGCCCTAAAACGATATGAAAACTACAAATCTAGGGCGGTTTTTTATGAGTATTCGAGCAAAATTGTTAATCAATATCTAGGTTTGGCGTTTAAGCAAGACCCAACGGTTGAGATTGCCGAAGTTTTACAAGGCTTGATTGCCAATGCAGACGGTCAAGGCACATCGCTTTATCACTTAGCACAAAAAGGTTTAAAGTCTTTATTGGTTAATGGTAGATTTGGCGTGTGGGTGGATTATCCAAAAGTACAAGAGCCGTCAAAGCTAAGCACAGGCGAGCAGATGGCGAACAATATTCGCCCAAAACTGCTGTTTTACCCAGCCAAAAGCATTATCAATTGGCAGGATAATTTAATCGTTTTGCAAGAAAGCATTCAAAAAGTCACAAACGACCCATTCGTCACCGAAACGGTTAATCAGTGGCGAGTACTTGGGATTGATGAAGTGGGCTACTATGTTGCGGTATGGCAAGAGACAGACGGCGTTTATGTCGAGATTGACCGCTATTACCCAACTGACGGCAATGGCAAGCATTGGCAGGTTATCCCGTTTCAGATTTTTGGTAGTCAGTATAACACTTGGACAATCCAAGAAATCCCAATTGAGCCGTTGGTGCATATCGAAAAGGGTATTTACTGCAATAGTGCGGACGCTGAAAACTCACGTTTTTTATGCGGACAAGTACAGCCGTTCATGAACACCGACAGCCACACCATGAGTCATTACCTAGAAGAAGATGAGCACGGAAATATCAAAAATCCGTTACGACTAGGCAGTGAAACCGTGATTATGCTTGGTGAGACAGGTTCGTTTGGCTTCGCCCAAGCCCAATCAAACACAATGGCAACCGATGGCATCAGTGAAAAGCGTGAAATCATCAATGAGCTAGGTTTTCAGCTGGGGCAAGGTTATGGCATTAAGACCGCAACACAAGCGGATAATGAAGCACAGGCGCAGCATAGCCAAGCGTCTTTGTGTGTGGCTAACCTTAACGAAGGCTTTTTAACTTTGCTTAGATGGTGTAATGCCTACATGGGTATTACTGATGAGCCTAAATTTATTATCCGCCAACAGTTTAACCAACAATCGGTAGACGTGGGCGTACTTACAGGACTTGCGCAGTTGGTTGATGGTGGTAAGTTACCAAGAACCGTGATTTATGACAAAGCCCGTGAGTTCAACCTGATTAATGCCGAACTAACCGATGATGATATTGATGGGTTGTTAGATGGATAAGCAAATCATGCTTGCTGTGCTTGCTGAACGCTTTAAGTCATTTTTGATTAGGTTATTCCCAGATGACGAGATTAACAAAATCATTGATGATATTGACGTTAGCGAGTACAAGCAAATCAAATCAAGCCGTAAACGGTTTTGGCAGGTGTTTGGCGATTATGGCGTGGTGCTTAAAAATGAATGGCGTGGATTTTTTGGGATAAGAATTGAGCATGAGCGAAAGCTTGCCAAGGTTGCCAAGCCTAAAAACGATACGATAGACAAGGCGGTTAAATTAGCCTTATCAAAGCCGTTAAATGTCACAAAGGGTGTAAGCCTTGATGAGTTGCTTGCTAAGTTTGCCGATGACGAAGCTGACCGCCTAACTGCTGTGATACGCCTTGCCCATTATGAAGGGTGGACGAATGACCAACTTGTCAGGGCAATCCGTGGCACTAAGAAAGGTGGTTTTAAAGACGGTATTTTGACCGCAACCAAACGCCAAGCCCAAATGATTGCACGTACAGGCACAGCGATTATATCAAGCGAAGCCCAAAAAGAGTTTGTAGCACAGCATGGGGATATTGTCGAAGGTGTTCAGGTAATCGCCACACTTGACACACGCACAAGCCCCATTTGTAGGCATTTAGACCATATGATAATGCCGATTGATAAGGCTAAATATCCCCCTTACCATCATAATTGCCGTAGCACAACGATGATTGTGTATAAGGGCATGACAGCACCTACTAAGCGTACCAGTGCAAGCGGTGTAACAGATAATGTTAGCTACTATGATTGGCTTAAAAAGCAGTCTTTGGAAACACAAGAGATAGCACTTGGTAAGGCAAGGGCGAAACTGTTCAATAGCGGCGAGATTAGCACCGAACGGTTTAAGGCGTTACAGCTTGATAAGAACTTTGAGCCACTGACGCTTGACGAGATGCGACGGCTTGAACCTAAGATATTTGAAAAAGTTTTTGATTAGCCCTTTGTGGGCTTTTTTGTTGCCCGATGTTGGAAAACTAGGGTGTAACGTGCTGGAAAGCACAATTTTTTGGAGTTTGTTATGAAACTAAAACTTGATGAAAGCGGTAATGTGGTTGTGCAAGATGGCAAGCCTGTATATGTATATGACGATGGGCAAGAAATTGCCTTTGATGCCATGCAAAACATGGCAAAAATCTCACAATTAAACGCAGAAGCCAAGCAACACCGCGAAGCCAAAGAAAAGGTGGAAACCTTACTTAAGGCTTTTGACGGGCTAAATGCCGATGACGCAAAAAAAGCCCTTGAAACGGTGAAGAATCTTGATGATAAGCGGTTGATTGACGCAGGCGAGGTTGAGAAAGTCAAAGCGGAAGCGAAAAAGGCTTTCGATGAACAACTTGCTGAAAAAGACGCGCAAATCAACAAGATTAACCAAGAATATCACAACGCCGTGATTGGCGGTGCATTTGCCCGCTCAAGTTTTATTAAAGACAAAACGCTGTTACCGTCTGATATTGCGCAAAGCTCATTTGGCAGTCATTTCACGATGGAAAACGGCAAGATTGTGGCTAATTTGGGTGGAAATCCAATTTACTCACGCAAAAACCCAGGCGAGCTTGCAGATTTTGACGAAGCACTAGAAACCATCATCAGCCAATACCCACACAAAGACAGTATTTTGCGTGGTAGCGGCGCAAGTGGTGCAGGTGCAGCGCAGGCAGGCGTGGGCAAAAATACACCCAAATCCTTAGCCGAATGCAAAACCGATGAAGAGCGTATTGCATGGCTTAACGAACAAAACAACGGAGAATAAACATGGCTTTTGACTTAGTCAAATTCAACCAAGAAACCCACTTTGTGATGACCGATACCATCGCTCAACAAGTGGATTTGTTTAACGCCCAATCTAATGGCACAATCCAACTGATTGCCAAGCCATTTCAGGGCGATTTTGATGTTGCGTCATCTTTTAAGGCGATTGCCAACCTTGTGCGTCATCGTGATGTAGAAAACGGGCAAAACAACATTTCATCTGCACGCTTGACCCAGCACAAAAACGCAGCGGTTAAAGTCGCAGCTGGTACGCCTGAAATCCTATGGGAGGCGGCGCAATACAATTGGACAATGCAGAATCCACAGCTTGCCGCCATTAAGATTGGTGAACAGCTTGGACGTGCAACCATTGCCGATATGTTAAATACCGCCATTAAATGCGGTGTATCAGCACTTAAAGGTAACACCGCAGTCGTTGAAGGTGATGGTAGTGCCGCCCTTGATTTTGCAAGCCTAACCAAAGGCGCAGGACGTTTTGGTGACCGCTCACAAGCGATTGCTGCTTGGGTAATGCACTCTGGTGCTTTGACAAACCTACAGCTAAAAGCACTTGGCAATAACGAAAAACTGTTTACCTATGAAACCGTCAGCGTGTTGCGTGACCCACAAGGTCGTTTATTCATCATCACGGATTGTCCTGATTTGGTTGATGACAGCACCAAGCACAACATCATGGGCTTGACCGAAGGCGGTCTAGTCATCAACAACCAAAACGACTTTAACAGCGTGATTGTTGCTAAAACAGGCAAGGAGAATATCACTAACGCCTATCAAGCCGAATGGTCTTATGCAGCGTCTGTTAAGGGCTATACTTGGGATATGACCGCAGGCGGTGCTAATCCTAATGCTGGCGCGTTGGCAACACCTACTAACTGGAAAAAGACAGCATCAAGCGACAAAGATACCGCAGGGGTGTTGGTGATTGCAAAAGCCTAAGGGGGTAAGATATGGAACGCATTTTATACTTCACCGATGACTTTAGCCAAGAAAATCAAGCCTATGCTAAACAGCATGGGCTTATTATTCGTAACGCTAAAGCCTATGGTACAGTGGATTACCTTGAGCAATGCGACAAGGTTTTTGGGCAGGTGCCAAAAGCTTATGAGCATTTGCCAAGATTTGAGATTGACGATGCGCCCAATGGCGATACCAAGCCTAAGCGCACCCGAAAGCCTAAAGAGCAGGCTGAATAAATAAATACCCCTGAACGTGTGTTTGGGGGTATTTCTTTTCGTGTTTAGGGGGTTTTATGTTAGATGATTTGCCCATTGATGCGCCTGACAAAGCGGTTGTCCTAATGGTTGTAAATTCTTATCTCATCAATAAAGGCGTGAAGTTCGTGGGCAATGTGCCAGAGCCAATCAAACAGGCAGGGCTTGAGCTTGCGCATGCTTTTATGGATGGTGAGTTATTGGCAGGGCGTACAGAAGGCGTGGTGGTATCTAAGTCATCAAAAGCTGGTGATGTATCGGTGTCAAAGACCTATGCAACAGGCGTTGATGGTCAGCCGATGGGACAACGTGAAATGATTGCCCTTGCTTTAATCCAGCCGTATATTAAAAGATGGGTTGGCTTTAACGTGCCTACAGGCAGGGTGTGATATGAGTTTAAATAGCGAAATCACAGCCGACATTGCTGACGCATTTGATACCGACTTGGCGGATGCCGTCACAGAGTTTGTTGCGGTTAGACGCGTTCATGGCGCGAATGATTGGGCGATTAACGATAACACAGGCAAAGACAAAGCCTACACAGGGCGTGGGGTGTTTGGCTCATATAACGCTTATGAGATTGACGGACAGACGGTCGCCGTGCATGACGTGAAATTAACGTGCTTGCAATCCGAAGTGGACGATGTGCCATTGGTTGATGACGTGATTAACGACATGCGTGTGCTAAATGTCAATAAAGACCCTGCTAATGTGACGTGGGTAATGCAACTAAGGGGGCTTAACTATGGGCATGAAGTGGGATAAACCGCCTAGCGATTTTATCAAGCAAATCACAGACGAGCTAGATAAGCAGTATCGCACCTTTGCCATCGATTGCTATAACAATGTGGTTGCACTCTCTCCTGTCGATACAGGCGCATACAGGCGGTCACATCACATCAGCATTGGTGCGCCAAGCATGGCACAAACGGGTGCAGGTGTTGGGGCGATTATGGGGATTGCTAAGGGCAATTATCCGACAATCTACATTCAAACCAATTCGCCTTATTCAATCCGCCTTGAAAACGGCTGGTCAAAGCAAGCCCCGACAGGTGTGTATCAGAACGCTTATAACAGTGCAATGGCAAGAATGGGGTAAGCATGAACAGCGTAACAATTGAACGGCTTATATTGAGCCACATTGCACGGTGGGAGCATTTTGACCCTGCTCTGATAGGTAAGGACAATACAAACTTCAAACCGCCTAAAAAGGGCGTTTGGGGGCGTGTAACGGTGCTTGGCGGTATTAATCACATCAGCAGCATGGGCGATGAGCCGTGTGTGCTTGAAGTGGGTACGCTGATTGTGCAGTTATTCACGACTGAAAATAGCGGTACGGTGGCAATCAAAACACAAGCCGACAGCCTTGCCAAACACCTAAAAGCCAAACAGCTAGAGCGGCTTGAACTATTAGCCCCTAGCATCATCAGTGTGCCGTCAATCGATGGCATTTATCAAATTAATGTGAGTGTGCCTTATAGGTACTATTAGGAGTAATTATGTCTCGTGGTTCAAAAATTCAGATTAACTACGCACCACAAACAACCGAAGAAGTGCCTAAAACAGGCTGGAAAGTCCTACCATATAAGTCCAATGGTTTGTCGGCATCATTTGAAAAAACAGACAGTGAAACCATCACGGATAGCCGTATCAGTTCGGCAGGATTGGTAACGTCTGGCGCGCTATCTGGTGATATTGAAGTGGAATTTTCCAAAGATGTGTATGACGACTTATTATCAGCGGCAGCTTGTAACAACTGGTCGGGCAATGCACTAACTTTTGGCGGTGATGTCGTTAAAAATTATGCTGTAGAAGTTGCTTTTAAAGATGTTGGCATTTTTCACTATTATGGTGGCGTTCGTGTCAATACTTTTGAGCTGTCATTGGCGGATAGCGGCTATGCAACGGCAAAATTTGGCTTAATGGGTTCTGATTATAAGAACCAAAATGACACTGCATTTAGCAAAACGCCAACGCCAGCAGGTCAGCTACAGAAAGTTACTTCGCTATCAGTTGAAGACATTAAGATTGATGGCGTCACAACCAAAGGCGTTGCATGTGTTACCGCTTTCGACTTCAAACTTGATAACAATATCCAAGAACAGCGCTGTTTCGGCGGTGGTATTTTTGCCAAAAATCTGCTTGAGATGATGGCTAAAATGGATGGTAACATGACCCTTGCATACGGTAAAAAAGCGCAGGAGATTGTAAACAAGCAAATGACAGGCGCAACGATTGCTATCGAAGTCACCTTGAAGTTTCCAGATGGCTCTAAATACGTGCTTAACATTCCTAAGGCGCAGGTTAATGGCGAAACCCCTAACGGTGGCATGAACGACCTAATCACTCAAGCCGTAACTTATACGGTTGTAGAGCAAGCACCGACAATTACTAAAACTGGAGGATAATATGAAGATTAGCAAGCGTGAGAAAGCAACAGTTAAAAACACCCCTTGTGATTGGGTGAATTATGGCGATGGCGTAGCATTTGAACTATATGGCGCATCTCATCCAATATATGCACAAGCCAACATCAAGCTAATGCGCCGTGAATTTACCGAAGACTTACTTAATCTGTCCGATGAAGAGGGGCTAGAGCAGTACATCAAGATTGTTGGGCGCTATCTTGTCAAGGGCTGGCGCGGCATCTATGATGAAAATGATGACGAGCTGGAATATAGCGTTGATAACTTTGTTGATATCGTCTATCAAGTTGAAGGCTTACTACAATGGATTATGGAAAAGTCTGAAGAGCTTCAAATCGCCCATGAAAATCAGGTGGCTGATACGAAAAAAAAGCCGTCAAAAGGTGGCAATACCAAAGGCTAAATCTATCAGCATTTGACATAGAGGTAAGGCGGTTTCTTGGTTTAGAAGTGCCGCCTGAACCTGAAAACAGCCATGTCATCAGTTTAATCATTCACATATTTTATTTGGCAAGCCGTGCGAGGCGTTACATTGGTATGACGGGAACGCCTTTGCCGTTGACCGTAAGAGATATTAGCGATGTAATAGACGCACACCCTACCTTGATTGATAGAGAAACCATTGATGAAGGTGTGTTTGCGATTGATGATGAATGGCTATCAGAAGTCAGAGAGCAGATAAAATCTGAATAAGCAAAAACCCAAGTGCGCTAACACTTGGGTTCGAGTTGTTAAAAACAACAGATCGTAGAGTTATTATAAATGTTTCGTAATCACAAATCAAGTAAATTAATCGTAACGGGTAGAATGACACCCAAGGGGGCGGATATGGTAGGTATTTTGCTGGCAATAGCAGGGCTTATTTTTGCAACATTGTTGGGCGTTGCTATTATTATAGCGGTGTATTATTAATAATGGCGATTGCCAATATTATAATGCAATCATCTATTGCCAAAATGTAACGGCTCGTGTAAGATATTAACTCCATTATTAAATAGGGGTCGTGTCGTGAAAAAGCTTTTCTTGGCTGGGCTGATTGGATTTTCAATTAATGCGATTGCAGAAACTCAATACGTTAATGCTGACATTCTTAATGTTAGAGATTTTCCCATTGATGGTGAGGTAATCGGGCAACTTAGTCGTGGTGATTCTGTAGATATCTACGAAAGTTCTGATGATAGAACATGGTCAAATATTTCTGATGATGAATATTATCCGATGTGGGTATCTAATCGATACCTATGCTCTGGAGATGGCTGCTACCAAGTAAATAATCCTTTTTTGAACAATCGTACCGAAAGACAGTTACGCTCGGTAAACTCACCAAAGCCAAGCGCAAGGAATTTAAGTTCAACTTCTAGAACTCAGAAAAAGACAACCACATATTTCTATGGGGGTTCCTGTCCGTGTTCTGGAAGCTATAATTGCACAGGCCCTAGAGGCGGAACTTATTGCTACACAAACAGTGGAAAGAAACGCTATAGATAAGGTGAGCAATTAGTGAAAAAGGCATTGTTGATGTTGATAGTGGCGACTTTATCGTAACCAGCCAAAGGCTGATTTTTATTGGTGCGAAAAAATCTTTTAGCTATGAGTACAAGAAACTATTGGCTTGGAATGTATTTAGCGATGGCATATCTCTTAGCTTTGACAATGCGGCATCAAGAAATCTATCTTTTGAGGGAGGGGTTGATGCGGATGTTTTGTATTTCTTGCTGCCATACTTGGTTGAAAGAAGTCGTTAGGTTTGAATTATGAAAAGTTTAAAATATTTTATTCTAACTGCATTAATGCTATTGCCTGTATGGGCATCAGCCGAATCGTGGTGGTATTACATTCAAGAAAATGAGTTTGTTGACGGCTATAATATAGCAGCTATGATTGAAGATGAAGAAGGTGTCACAACCTTTAGTATTGTTTACTCGCCGATGTATGGGATGGATAAAAAGCCTGGAGTTGGTATTTTATACGATGACCCTGAAAACTATATAATCAATCCCTGCTTTGATGACTGCGTAATTTATATAAATGCTGATGGCAAGAAATTCCCCGCATTTAAAGCTAATGCAGCAGATCGTTCATATACTTTCAAAGACCCAATTAAGGTTCTAAATGCAATTAAGGGTGCTAAAACAATCAAAGTTCAACTACCTCCGCCAGTATGGGGCGAAGTAAGTGTACATACTTACCATGCTGATGAACCTCTTGATTTGGAGAGATTGGAAAGTCCAAAATAAAGCAACTTTTTATAAAAAAGTAAAGTTATTAATAACAAAAAACCCACTTTACAAGGTGGGTTTTTTATTGTATGATGTGCATACGGTCTCAAAAGCCTAACAATACACGGTAATCACCACGTCAGTGTGATATTTTTATGCCCTAAAGTTAATCCGAAACACTTTGGCATAGATTTGCATACCTTTTTAGAAAAGTTATGACCGACGGTGCGACGAATACAATACCCGAAAGGGAAATAAGTCCGCCTGAATGTATTGCAGGTTTTGAGCCGTTGGTCGCCCCTATGGGCTTAAACTTAACCTATCAAAAAGGTCAATACTATGCAAAATCATATCTCAATTTTCAACTTTGAAAAACAAACCGTACGCACTGCATCAAATGAGCAGGGCGAACCGCTGTTTTGCTTGCGTGATGTTGCAAACATACTTAATATTAGCAACGCACAACAAAGCCGGTTCAATCTTGATGAAGCTGGGGTACATAAAATGTATATCAGCTATCCAAGTGGCTCAAAACAAGTTACATTCATCAGCGAACCTAATTTATATCGCCTGATTTTCCGCTCAAATAAAAAAGAAGCAATCAAATTCCAAAATTGGGTATTTGATGAAGTGTTGCCACAAATTCGCCAAACAGGCATGTATCATAATTATTCGCTATTGGCTCAATACAATAACGCTATCTTGGAGTTTGACAAAATATCTGATTTAGCAAGCCAAGCAGGGCGTATGTTAAACCTAGCGGGCAAGCAATTTAAGCCCAAGGCAAAGCAAAGGGTGCTAGAGCTTGCCGAGCGAGTGCAACCCCTGCTACCTGAATTTGACGGGGGTGTAAAATGAGATATGCACACATGACACGCCACGATGTAACCGCCTTAGCGCGCGAGCACGTGCATTGGTTAAGTACATTAATCACGGTGGCAAGACAAGATAACGCCCACGCTGACACGCTGTTGCGCATTGCTGAATATCTGGCTGATTATCAGTATTGCGAATTTGACGATATGGAGCTAGAGTTTAGACAGAATAATTAATGCAAAACACCCTGCTGTTTAGTGGGGTGTTTTTTGTAACCGTCCTTTTTGGGCGGTTTTTTTTATGGGGAAAATTATGCAGCAAACATCACGGCTAAGCATCGAAGTTAATACAGGTGATACAGAACAGCGGTTAAAGTCATTTGAAAAACAAATGTCACAGATTGAAAAAAGTGGCATTAGGATGGCTGGCGTCCTAAAAGGCTTGCCAATTCATCAGAGCTTTAAAGCCGCTTCGGATTCTATTAAGAAAATGGGGGATAGCGCCAATAATGGCAGTACAAACGTCCAAAAGCTACAAAAACAACTGCTACAGGCGCAATTAAAATCTGACAAACTAGCCAGATCAGTCGAAAAATCAAACACGCAGGTAGCAAAACTTGGAAGGGCATTTGCAATTACAAAGGCTAAAAATGACAAGTTAACCGCTGGGCTTGCTAAAGCTAATGCCAAAATTGATGAAATGACCAAGAAAATGCAAAAGGCGGAGCGTGAAACGCAAAAGGCTAAAAATGCAGTTGGTGGGTTTGGCGCAGTCAGTGGTCAGCTAAAATCTTTGGCGGGGTTTACGATGTTTGGCATGGGTGTGGCTGATATTCTTAGAACTGCTGATACGATGAAAACACTAGACACTCAAATTAAGCTAGTGACGAAATCAGAGCAGGAACATGCAGCGGTTAAAGCCAATCTGTCAAATATCGCCAATAAGACACGTCAAGATATTGGCTCAACCATTGAGGCATATACCAACAATGCTAGATCGTTGGGACAACTGGGTAAGAACCAAGCGCAGGTTTTGAAATTTACCGAAAACATTAGCCTTGCTATGGCGGTCGGTGGTAAATCAGCACAAGAACAATCTGCCGCTTTGCTACAGCTAGGTCAAGCCATGCAATCGGGTGTATTGCAAGGGGATGAATTTAGATCGATTGCAGAAAATTCTCCCATTTTGCTTGATTTGATTGCACAAAAATTAGGTAAGACGCGCGCAGAAGTTAAGAAATTGGCGAGTGATGGCAAAATCACAAGTGAAGTCATTTATCAGTCGGTCATTGGTGCGGGCGATCAGCTAAACAAGCAATTTGCAACCATGCCAGCTACCATGAGTCAGGCTTTGACTCTTGTTAATAACCGCTATCAGCAGTTTGTTGATAATTTTATGAACAAGTCTGGTGGGCTAGGAGAGCAAATCGCTAAATCTTTGATTTGGGTTAGTGATAACTTTAATACACTGTCCAACACAATGATGGGTTTGGGTGTTGTCTATGGCGGCTATATGGCGCTTAACAGCAAATTTGCAACTAAAACCATTCCTACTAAGATTGCAGCACTATCAGCAAGTACAAAAGCATTTCATGCCGAAAGCTTGGCAATCAATGCAAATACAGCGGCTAAAATTCGCAATGATGGCGTTCTAAAAACTTTATCAGGTACGCTACAGGCAACAAGGGTGGGACAATTTACCCAAAGTCTAGCAGGGGCAACCTTGGAATTAGGCAGGGGAACGGGTCGCATGCTTGGTTATGCCAACGAAGCTAGAAAGACTAATGGTGTGCTTGGTGCGTTCCGTTTGGGCGTGACAAACGCCACAACAGCGGTGTTTAATAAGAACCGTGCTATTGGTGTGCTTAACACAACAAAAGGCGTTCTAATCGGTACAGCAGGGCGCTTAGGCGGTGTTATGACAACGCTAGGGCGTGCAATTCTGGGCGTCGGGGCTATTATCAAGGCTCATCCTATCATGTTTATTGCAGGCATTATCACAACGGTAATCACTGCAACGATGGGGCTTGAAAACGCCATGAAAAGCTTTGGTGACGCCGTTGGTATCGCTGGGCTAATGGTTAAGGATTTTGTCAAATGGGCTGTTGATGGTATCGGAAACCAAATGACAAAAGCCATTGACTTTATGGCTGGTTTTTTTGGCAGTAAATCCAAAGACGGTACAAACAAGGCTTCTAATGCTTTTAAAGACTTCTTTAAAACATCTGAAGGCGGTTTTGTTGGCATGTTGCGTATTATTGCAAGGGTTTTTGACAAGATCGTATCTTATGCTAAAAGCTCTATGATTTATGCATCATCATACGTCAATGACATGGTTATCAGCGTTAAAAACGCCTACAACTCAATGATGCCGTCATGGATGGGTGGTGGTGGCGAGCAACAAGCACAGCGCAATATGAGCTTTGCAGATGCATTGGAGCAGGGCTCTAGCCACTATTTCGAAAATCAATTCATTGTTTATAAAACAGCTTTTGAAGTTCAAAGAAAGGAGCAAGATAGGGCGCTACAAGGTGAATTAGGCGCTTTAAGTGATAGCGCAGGTTCTGCAGCTAAAGCACTTAAAGAGACTGAAAAGGCCGCTAAAGGCAAAGATGTCAAAGATACCAAAGCAACCAAACAACAAGGGCGTTTAGTTGGCATCAGTGGCAACACTGGTATTGGCACAGGTGCGCACTTGGATATCCGTATTTCTGGCGGCTCAAGACGATTAACCGAAGCTGAACTTGCCCGCTTTCAAGCAGGCGGTAAAGCACTTTCTGCATGGCGAAAAACTTCAGAATATGGCAAGCGTAAAGCACCAACCAAGGGCGCAAGTACATTCCATCGTGGTATTGATTATGCGATGCCTGTTGGTACTGCAATCACTACCGACCACGCTGTTCAGGATGTAAAAACATTCTTTGACAATAAAGGTGGTGGTTGGGTGTCTCGTGTTGAGTTTGCTGATGGCTTGTCAGTCGATTTATTGCACCAATCCGAAGCGGTTCAAAAGGTGCAAAAAGGCTCTAGTGCAAAAACAGGCGATGCTTTAGGCGGTGCGGTTGCTGACCTTAACAACAAATTGCGTGATGACGAGCAAAGAAGATTGGAGGAGCAGAAGAAAGCGCAAGAAAGCCTATTAAAACAATATGGCACATGGTCATATCGACAAGCGGAGCAACTCAAAGAAGAGATAATAGCGATTAATAACGCTTTTGGTGAAAGCAGCGAAACAGTTACAAAACTAACTGCTATAGCCAATGAACGTTACGCCATTTCTGATAAGTTGCGCCAACAAGAGCAACAGCTTGAGATGTACAGCCATAAGATGACGACCACCGAAAGAATGGCGCTTGAGCATGAAATTCACCAGCTTAAAATCTCACTCAATGACGAATATACCGAAGCCGAACGAACGGCGTATAAAGATGCTGTGAGTGAAAAATACAAGCATGATGTGAAGATGTTTAAGGGGCTTCAGGATGAAAAGGTCAGAGAAATAAACGACCCTATTATCCAAGCATTGAATGATCAAGCCGTGCTTACTACCAAGCGCTTGAACAAAAACAGTATGCGCCCTGATGATTATCGCAGATGGGAATTATCGCAAGAGATTGCCGCTGCTAAAAAATCGTCGGAGCGTAGTTATGAGGATCGTGTTCAAGCTATTGGGAAAAAAGATTCGGACGGGCGATACGAGATTGAAAGCGAAAAAGAGCGTCAACGTTTACTTGAAGAAGCCCACCGGTTGCACAAGGAGACACTAGCCAACATTGATGCAGAGTATGGCGAAAAGTCAAAACTGCTAAACGATGAGTTGTTATCTGCTAAATTGCAGTCTTATGGTTCGGCGGCAGGTGCTTTGGCTGGATTATTCAGGGATATGTCTGGCGAACAATCTAAGGCTTATCGTGCAATGTTTGCGGTGTCAAAAGCCTTTTCGATAGCTAATATCGGCATCAAGATGGGTAGCGCCATTGCTGATGCTTGGTCTGACCCATCCGCTACAACCATTTGGCAAAAAATGGCGAACGCTGCAAGGGTTGCGGTTGAGCAGGGGCATTTGGTATCAATGATTAACGCCATCAACCCCAAGGGATTTAAGACTGGTGGCTATACAGGCAACATTGGCGTAAATAGCGTTGCTGGCGTGGTACACGGTCAAGAATACGTTATGAATGCCAAAGCCACTAAGCGCATTGGTGTTAATAACCTTGAGCGATTGAGCAATGGGGAGGGTATTGGAGGCAACACTACCATAAATGTCAATGTAACCGTTAATTCTGACGGCAGCAACGTCCAAGCCGATAACCAAATTGGCAAGCGTTTTGGTGAAGCGATTAAAGCCGCCGTCCAAAAAGAGCTACACAAAGAAAGACGACAAGGAGGCTTATTGTATGGCGCCTAAAACCTTTACATGGGACATCTCAAGCGACAGTACCGAAAGCACATCAACCAATGCGACACATATAAGTTTTGGCGATGGCTATGAGCAATCTGTTGGCTTTGGCATCAACAACAGCCGTAAATCATGGCAATGTAGCAAAACAGATAATAAAGCGGTAATCGATGAGATTTACCGCTTTTTGATTGCCACTAAGGGCGTTGAGCCTTTTAATTTTACTCCTTTGCCTGATGAGCCCGCCATTAAAGTCCGACTAGACGGCGAAGTTAGCCGTAACCGTGTGGGTGGCAATGTTTGGACGATTAGTTTTACACTAAAACAAGTATTTTAACCAGTTATCAAGTTTTGCTTGATGACTTAACCGCCCCAATCGGGGCTTTTTATTTGGAGAGAACATGAAAACCTTAACCCACTTAGAGCTTGACCTGTTAAGCCAATTTGTCCATCAAAGACACTATCTGTCATATGACCATGATATCCAATCCATCAGCCTAGACTATTCAGCCACTGACGGCTATGAAATCACAACGAACAAATCCAAAGGCAAGGGCAACCGAACCAGCTTGGCTGAAGCCAACCTTTTGACATGGCTTAGCTCTACCATCAGCTATGCCCAGTCCACGCACAAGATGAAAATTGATAAGCTTGTCATGTCTTATGAAGACGAGGCTTACAAGATTGAGCTTGTCACATCACCGCACGAAGTAGACGAAGTAGACGGAGTAGTAGACGGAGTAGACGAAGTAGACGATGGCGAAACAGAAGATGAATAAACAACAAAGGGCGTAGCAATACGCCCTTTTTTTAGGGGTGGATAATGAGTTTTAGCAGCGATGTACAACAGCCCACCGTGCAAGGGCTGATTACCTTATATGAGTTAGACGCACGCAGATTGGGCGCAGATATTTACCGCTTTCATGGACATAATGACGGTGTTATCCGTTTTCGTGGGCAAGATTATACACCGATTGCAATCAGTGCTGATGGGCTTGAGATGCGTTCTGACGGCAAGGCATCAACGCCTGTCCTATCGGTCGCTGATAACCTAAACGGCGTACAAGGAGCGATTAGCGCGCTGTGTAGGCTATATGATGACCTTGCAGGGGCTAAGCTTACCATCACGCAGACATTATCTGAATATCTGACCAGCGCAGATGATGCAAACTACCGACAGCAAGAATGGTACATCGAACAAAAAACCACCGAAAACCCGATGGCAGGCATAGTTGAGTTTGAGCTATCAAACCCTGTTGACTTTGCGGGGCAAAAAATCCCTGTACGTAACATTACCACCTATTGCCATTGGGCGATGTGCGGTAAATACCGCGGCGAAGAGTGCGGATATATCGGCGCAGCACGCTTTACCATTGATAATAAGCCAACAGATGACCCAAGCCAAGATAGATGCCAAGGCACTATTCCAGCGTGCAGATTGCGCAGTAATGAGGGGTCGTTTGGCGGCTATCCAGCAGCAGGTATGACATGAGACTAACCAAATCACTAAAAGAGAACATCGAGCAACACGCAAGGGCTTGTTACCCTAATGAGTGCTGTGGCGTGATTGCCCAGAACATAGCAAATGGGGAAATATCTTATATCAGACTTGATAACGTCGCCCATGACAAAAAAAGCCATTTTGAAATAGATCCGATCGCATACATTGAGCTTGAGCAATCATTTAGCATAAAAGCAATCGTACATAGCCACCCAGATGGCGAGCCTTTGCCGTCTGACGTGGATAAAGCACAAATGGGTTTGCATGGTGTTGATTGGGTCATCTGTGGTTTTGGCGATGATTATTGCGACATCAGACGACACAAGCCAAAAAGCTACATCAGCCCACTATTGGGGCGTGATTATCACCATGGCGTACAAGACTGCTACAGCTTAGTGCGTGATTATTACAAGCGGGAGCTTGATATTACATTGCCTGATTTTGCACGCACCGATGACTGGTGGGAAGACGAAAACCATGAACCACTTTATGAAAACAACTTTAAAAAAGCAGGTTTTGTAAAGGTCGATAACCTACAACAGCATGACGTTATTTTATGCCGTGTGGGACGTACGCACCACGTTAATCATGCCCTAGTGTATCTAGGCGATGGTAAATTAAAGAGCGAGAAAACAACGCCTGTGGTGGGTGATAGCTTAGTTATCCATCACCCACATGGCAGATTGTCGGTACGTGAGATTTATGGCGAAAACTGGCAAAAGCGCACCGCATTGATTGTAAGACATAAGGATTTAGCATGAAAACCATTGAACTACACGGCATCTTAGCTAAGAAATTCGGACGCTTTTTTAAGCTTGACGTTAAGAGTGCCAAAGAAGCGTGCCATGCCATCGCTTGCCAAATCCCTGCTTTTAAGGCGTTTATGCTTGATAGCGAGCGTTTGGGGTATCGTTTCGCGGTGTTTTTAGGTAAAAGACGCACTAAGAAAACCAACATCGGCGAAGATGAGATTGACAACATCACAGACGCAAACCTAATCCACATCGTGCCTAAGGTGATGGGGTCAGGTGGTAAGGCGATGGGGTGGTTGCAGGTGGTGGCTGGGGCGGTCATGGTGGGGGTGGGCTATTTCACATTTGGCGCAACATCGGTGAAAGGCGTAGCGCTAATCGGCGCAGGGATTGGGATGGCATTAGGCGGTGTATCAACTTTGCTTATGCCCACGCCCAAACTTGAGCCCACCAACGAAGACGGCAATAAGCCCAATAACGGCTTTGGCGGCGCGGTTACTACCGTAGCACAAGGCAATCCTGTGCCTATCCTATACGGCGAGCGTGAAATAGGTGGATTTGTGGCAAGTGCGGCAATCTACGCTGAAGATAAGATGATTGCGGGGGTCAAAGTATGATTTATGGCGCAAAAAAAGGTTCAAAAGGGCAACGAAGACCGAACATTGCCAAAGATACCACGGCAAGCACTAACTATTTTCAGGGGCTTTATGGCTTATCAGAGGGCGAAGTATTTGGCTTGGCGGACGGTGGTAAGTCTATCAAGCTAGACGGCACGCCACTCATTAACGACAACGGACAGCCAAACTTTGAGAACGTCACTTGGGAATTTCGTACAGGCACAATCGACCAAGAACACATTAAGGGCTTTTCGTCTGTCGAAAATGAACAAAGTGTGGGCGTTGAATTACGCCATGACCGCCCATTTACCCGTGCTATCAGCAACACCCAGCTATCAGCGGTGGTAATCCGTCTACGTTGGAGTGCGTTACGTGAGCAAAAAGACAACGGCGATATTGTCGGCTACAAGATTGATTATGCCATTGACGTGCAGACTGACGGTGGCGCATGGGCGACCGTACTTAACACCACGATTAACGACAAAGCAAGCCAAGGTTATCAGCGTAGCCATCGCATTGATTTACCAAGTGCACGCCGTGGCTGGACGGTGCGTGTAAGACGTATCACACCCAACCGTGATAGCGACCTTATCGCTGACACCATGACCGTGCAAGCCATCACAGAAGTCATTGATGCTAAATTACGCTATCCTTGCACGTCCTTACTTGCCATCAAATATGATGCCCAAACCTTTGGCAATATCGCAAAGGTTGCTGTGCGTATGCGCGGTATGATTGTGCAAGTGCCTAGTAATTACAATGCACAAACACGCACCTATACAGGCGTGTGGGATGGCACGTTTAAACCTGCTTATACCAATAACCCTGCGTGGGTATTTTACGACCTTTGCACCGCTACACGATATGGCTTAGGCGAGCGATTGGCAGGTAAGGTGGATAAGTGGTCATTGTATGCACTGGGTCAATACTGTGATGAGCTGGTGGACGATGGCATGGGCGGCAAAGAGCCACGATTTACCGTTAACGTCTATATCCAAAAAGCCCAAGATGCGTATCAAGTCTTGCAAAGCCTAGCGTCGGTTTTTCGTGCGATGAGCTATTGGGACGGCACACAAATCATTGTTGATGCTGATACGCCAAAAGAGCCTGTTTATACCTTTACCAATGCCAACGTGGTTAACGGTGCGTTTAGCTACACAGGCACCAGAAAACGTGACCGCCACAGCATCGCTAAAGTCGCCTATGATGACCCTGATAACGACTTTAAAACTGATTACGTGCACGTGCGTGATGAATTTGCTATTGCAAAATACGGCATCTCAATCATTGACATTAACGCCTTTGGCTGTACGTCGCGCGCGCAGGCATACCGCGCAGGTGCGTGGGCGCTACAATCCGAACAACTAGAGACAGAAACCGTGACGTTTAGCGCAGGACTTGATGGCTTTATCCCCAAGGTGGGCGAGGTTATCAATGTATCAGACAATGCACGCGCAGGTCGTGCCAACGGTGGTCGTGTTGTGTCCGCCAGTGGTCGCACCGTTACGCTTGACCGCACAGCGGGGAAAGTAGGCGATACGTTTGTCATTAACAGCACGGACGGGCAAGCCAAAACCGCCAAAATTACCGCCATTCGTGGCGTCGTCATCACGCTTGATAAGGCTGTTGGTGCGGCAGCTGGTGCGGTATGGGCGATGACAAGCAGCGATTTGGCACCACGCCAGTTTAGGGTTATGTCAATCAAACAAAACGATGACAATACATTTGGTATTGCAGGCTTACAGTATGAGCCGTCTAAGTTTAGCGCATCAGATAACGGAGCGCGCGCCATTGCCCGCCCTGTGTCAGTCATTAAGCCACAGGTATTAGACACGCCAAGCAATATTGTCATCACAGGTCACAGCCGCGTTGTGCAAGGGCAAAACGTTACCACGCTAACAATTAACTGGGCGCAGGTGGTGGGCGCGGTAGGATATATCGTCCAGTGGCGTAAAGATGATAACGCTTGGCAAACGTTGCCCGCCGTGGCAAGCCAAAGCATAGACATTGACGGTGTGTATGCTGGCAATTATCAAGCGCGCGTACGTGCAGTAGATGCGTTCGACAATCAGAGCCTGATGGGGCTTAGTGATATTACACGCATTGACGGCAAGCAGGGCAAACCGCCACGTCTAGCAAGCTTGACTGTTCAAGGTGTGCTGTTTGGCATGAATTTGGGGTGGGGGTTTGCTAGTGGTAGCGATGACACCAATTTTACAGAAATAGAGGTTAGCCCAGACGGCAGAAGTAACATTAGCACGCTTGGTACATTTGCCTATCCCACCAACAAGCACGAAATCACAGGCTTACAAGGCAATCTCACCCAGTACTACCGTGCCAGAATTGTAGATAAGCTGGGCAATGTGTCAGACTGGACGGACTGGACAAGCGGCACAACATCGGCGGACGCTGCCAAAGTGCTAGACTTAATCAGCGGTCAGATTAACCAAAACCACCTAGACCGTACTCTAAGAGAGCCGATTGCTAAGATTGATGGCATTAAGGTTGGTGGTAATAATCTGTGGTGCGACAAAACGACGCAAGTCGGCAAGTACTTGTCTAACGGTCGCGTTCTTACGACAAGTGGCACTGATGCGGTGTCTGATTATATCGCTGTTGATGGTTCAACAGAATACACTGCCCAGATTTGGGGTATTCGCAAAGCTGCTTTGTATGTCAATGTTAATTATTTTGATGCTGACAAACGCTTCATCAAGTACTATTTGCCAGCACTTGATGATGTTGCTAACAATCAAGCGTTTCACACTGTTGTTAAAATAACAACACCAGGCAATGCTAAGTTTGTTCGTATATCAGCGAGAAATCTACGGCAAGACGCAAGGTATCAACTTGAGAAAGGTAACATACCCAGCGATTATCAGCCGTGCATTGCATCAATTGAGAGTCAGCTTGCGACCATGCCACGCACCTTAGAAGTCGAATATTATCTATCGACATCCAAGACTGTACTAGATGGTGGTACATGGTCAAGCCAAGCCCCACAATGGCAAGCTGGTCGCTATATGTGGTCACGCACCAAGATGACCTTATCGAGCGGTGAAGTGCAGTATCGCCCAAGTGAACAAGGCACTTGCATTGCAGGTCAAGACGGTCAAGACGGACGTGGTATTGTGTCAATCACTGATTACTACCTTGCCAGTGTGTCATCTAGCGGTGTGCATCGTGGTACGTATGGTTGGACAACGTCAGTGCAACAGACCAATGCGGCCAAGCCGTTCTTGTGGAATTACGAAAAGGTAACCTACACGAGCGGCGAACCGTCCTACACCGAGCCTGTGATGATTGGTAAGTACGGTCGTGACGGTGCAACTGGACGAACTGGCGCACCTGGTGCTACTGGTAGAGCCGGTCAAGATGGACGTGGTATTGTGTCAATCACTGATTACTACCTTGCCAGTGTGTCATCTAGCGGTGTGCATCGTGGTACGTATGGTTGGACAACGTCAGTGCAACAGACCAATGCGGCCAAGCCGTTCTTGTGGAATTACGAAAAGGTAACCTACACGAGCGGCGAACCGTCCTACACCGAGCCTGTGATGATTGGTAAGTACGGTCGTGACGGTGCAACTGGACGAACTGGCGCACCTGGTGCTACTGGTAGAGCCGGTCAAGATGGACGTGGTATTGTGTCTATAACAGCCCAGTACTACTTATCCAGCTCCAGCACTAGGCAAACTGGCGGTGCGTGGACAGACAGAGCGCCAACATGGCAATTCGGTAAGTATATTTGGACACGCACCAAGATTGTGTATAGCGACAGACACACAGAGTACACCAATCCAATCGTGAGTAGCGAATGGGAGGGCGTAAATCGTGCGCTGAATAAGCGTCTTGAGGGTTTGCCTAATAAGCTTGAAGTGCAAAACATTAACGTAACAGTCGGTAAGGTACTTGCCATTCGTGGTTTAAAAATCGAGCATAACGGCGTTATCAGCGGCTATGGTTTGATGAGTGAGCTGGTAGACGGTCGTGTTACAAGCCAATTTGGTGTAAATGCTGACAGCTTTTACGTTGGGAGCCCAAGAGACGGTAAAAAGCCGTTCGCCACCTACACCCAACCCACGGTGGTTAATGGTGTGCGCATTCCTGCGGGCACTTACATCAACACTGCTTTTATCGCCAACGCCAGTATCACCTCCGCCAAAATTGCTAATGGTGCTATCGATAACGCAAAAATCAAAAATGGCGTGATTGATAATGCAAAAATTGCTAATGGTGCTATCGATAACGCAAAAATCAAAAATGGGGCTATCACCACCGCCAAAATTGGTACGGCTCAGGTCGGAACGTTGCAAATTGCTGGAGAATCTATTATTGTCCCTCGCTCGATATACAATGCAGGGACAAGAAAGTTTACGCAGGCTGGCGAAATTGAACTGGCTAAAGCCACAATGGATGCGATGGGTGGGAATATCATTATATCTATGGGGTTCGCTCGATTGTTTTCTGTGCCCAATGGGGCTTACACTTGGGGATCATTTCAGCCCGCCCTAGGATCTTCTGATTTCCATAATTTCGTGCATCGGTATGTCGACTCAATTACATCGCATACCATTGGCGATGTTACTTTCCACATTCGCAGAGGCGACCTAGAGATTGCCAAGATTGTATTCAAGCCGAACTATACTAAATCGGATAGTAGAGCAACACCTATTCTGCTATACGACCAGTATTCCATGCCACAGATAGTAGATTCTCCGCCTCTTGGTTCCCATGAATATACTGTTATTATGTCAGTGCACTCAAACAGAGCAAATGCTAATAACGATAGAAATATAGAAAGACAAACCAGAATTACGGGTTTTTCTTTCACGATGATAGGAGCTAGACGATGATCCAGATTCATATTTTTGATAAAGACACAGGCGAATATCTATACACAGATATCGGCAATGCCGAATATGTCATCAACGATCTGGGCAATGACAAAGACTTTACGCTGACCGCACCGCCTGACAACTCTAAGCAGTGGCGGTGGATTAATGGCAAATGGGAGTAATAAAATGACCGACTTACAGGGGCTATCAGCCCCTTTTTTTATTGGAGGCAATGATGCCTGAAAATCTATCTAACTTGCCGTTTGTCGTCAAGATAATTGGCGTCGTAATAGGTGCAGTCTTTGCACTCACATTGACGGGCGACATCGACACTGACGGCAAGCTTAAGCTAAGCTTAGGCGTGCTTATCAAAATTGCGTTTAGCGCGTATTTTGGCTTTTTAGCAGGTGCATGGCTCATCGAATACATGGGCTGGGGTCATTGGTCTCATGCTAGCCACGGTTTTGTGATGATGCTGTGTAGTGTCTTTGGCATGACATTGGTTGGCACAATCTATCAAGCGTTTAAGCTATCAACGACCAATAAAAAGCCAAGCGAGATTGTTCGCGAAGTCAAAGACACATTTAAAGCCATTTTTAAGTAACCAACCAACCGCCCCTGATGGGGCTTTATCAACCAAGGAGAAACCATGAAACAAAATCTCAAACTTATACGCGGTGATGATACCTGCTTGGAGCTTGACATCAAAACTGGCGAAAAACAATACGACTTATCAAGCATTGATAGAGCAGACCTGCATGTCAAGTCGAAGAACAGAGTGGTTGTTAAGCTATCTACGACCGACGGCAGTATTGTCATTGATAACGGCAAAATGTATCTTAAGTTCGCACACCAAGACACGCAAAACTTGCGTTTTCGCACCGCAGATTACGATTTACAGGTCGTCAAAAACGGCAAAATCAAAACCATCATGTACGGCATGATTGAACTACAACACGACATCACCATCATTTAAGGGGTATTAAAATGACTAATCAAGCAGACCGAGCTATCAACATCACTATTAAAGAAGTGGAGCTTGTGGAAGTCGGCAAAGAAAAGCATGATGAAACACTTGCCAAGATTGAAGCTAAAGCCGATAGGGCAGAAGTCGATAGTCTTAAAAAGACAGTCAACGAAAATCAAACGCAACTACAAGAACAGCTACAATCCCAATCTGAGATAATCAATACTAAGCTTGATGAAGTATCAGTCAAAGCACTTATCGCGGAAGCAGAACTTGATGATTTGACCCTTGAACAAGTGCAACAAGAAGTCATCAAGCAGGTGGCGGATAAGGCAAGCACTCAAGCTATGACTGAAGCCAATGAGACTCAAGATGCTAAGATTAATCAAGCACTCTTAGACATTCAAGAGCTTAAAAAAGAGCCTGAAATTGTCGAAATCGATTACAATAATGAAATCTTATTCGTAAAAGAGTACGATAAAAATACAATGTATGGTGAGAGTAATCGTTACTTAAAAATCGGTAATTATTACATTCCATTTTTTGTCAAAAAATTATTCAAAGTCAAACAAGATGCGTTTGATTTAGAGCTTGTGAAAGGAGAAAAATATAGTATTAATGTTGATAAATTTATTGAGAATGATGGCAGGCTTTTAGGAGTCAACCTTGAGTCTAACAATGAACAAGTAACAAGTGGGGGAATAAGTGTTGACATTGAAGTGAGTGGTAGTACAACAGCAACACTAACGCACAATCACTTAGATAAGCCAATCGTGCTTAATATCACAGCAGTTGATGGGATAAATATGCAAAAAGTTGCAGACTCACTAGAGTTTAAGGCGTACAGATACGGTACCAAAGAATTGTACATCAATCATATATTGCCTGAGTCCGTCGCAGTTGATGCCATCAAATATGTATTCGACAGAGAAGTACAAGGTGGCAGACGAAGCTATCGAACATTTAGAAATCCTGAGGGCGAGAGCAACACGCTAGTCATGGACGGTCAAAGCAGCGTCTCAGGTAGTGGATATGCGTTGGTAGACTTTCCGTATTCAATTGGTGAAGCAAACTTAATTAGAGTTGAGATTATCAAAGATGGTCAAAGCTATGTTAAGGCATTTGAACCGCAAGAAGTTAAATCATCTGCAGGGGTTGGCGTGTAATGCCTGAATTTTTAACAAAAATTTTGCCGTTCTTAACAAAGTCGTTTGCGTTGATTGTCGGCAGTCTAGTCAGTCTTGTTTTGAGTGGCGATATTGATTTAGATGCGAGGAACAACGCAAAACTCACAATCAATCTCAAAATCATCTTGAAAATAACCCTTTGTATTGGCCTAGGGTTATTTTTAGGAGAGTTTACGATTGATTATTTTGACTTCAGGCATTTAAACTACTATGCTCAAGCGATGTTTTACATGATCGCATCAGCTTTCGGCTTGCTGATCGTCGGCATTGGCTATAGGACTGTTCAGCTTACTTTTTCGGATAAGTCATTTTCAGAAATCGTTGCTGAAGTCAAGGACATCACTAGAGCATTCTTTAAATAACACAACCGCCCCAATCTGACTTGGGGCTTTTCGGAGTACGCAAATGAAAAATGAATTAAAATGGGTGCAAATCGCCCGTCAGTACATTGGACAACAGGAAATCAAAGGAGTTAAACACAATCCGATCGTCTTGGAGCTGTGGAAATCTGCTTTTGACGCCAAAAACTTGCCAACGCCAGCCGTGTTTAAGAACGACGAAACGGCGTGGTGCGGTGGGTTTGTTGGTGGTGTGATGGTAAAATCTGGACTGTCTCAACACGTGCCAAACGGCTTTGCAATGGCAAGAAATTGGCTGAAAGTAGGCACCAAACTCAACAACCCTGCTTATGGTTGCGTTGTTGTTTTTTGGCGCGGCAATCCCAAAGGAGCAAGTGGTCATGTGGGCTTTGTGGTCGGACGGGACAAGTCAGGAAACCTGATGGTATTGGGCGGCAACCAATCGGACGCAGTCAACATCAAGCCATTCTCCAAATCTCGTGTGCTGGGCTATCGCTGGTGTGGTACACAGTCTATGCCCGCGACACATCGGTTTGCGCTGCCTGTACTAGCAAGTGACGATAAAGTCAGCACGAATGAAGCCTAATCATTTTTAAAAAAACAACCTAGCTAAGTATTATGCTTGGCTGGGATTTGGTTATTTTTGTAAATGTTCAAGCAGGGCGGTGCGTGCAATCTGTGCAAACGTCCGCCCATCTTGTTCAATCATCTTGAGTAATTCCATGTCATCATCTTTTCGTACGTCAAAGGTTACAGACTTGCGAACAAGGTTTTTTTCGTACGCTCTTATCGCTTTTCGGGTGTATTCAGGGGTTTTTGGGTTGTTCATTTGTTGTCCTTGGTTAGTGAGATTAATCGCCAGCCTTTCCAGCTTAAGGGGGCTTTTTTTCGTTTAGCGAGTAAAGCAAGACCGCTAGACGCACGACACCACTCCACGCCATTTGATTTTGTCCGCCAGACCACATCGTCAGGGTCAAACAAGTGCGGATTGGTGCGCACAAAGTGCATAAGATTGGTAAAGGTGTAAGTCTTGTTATCAGGTGATTTGAGTGTCCAAGTCTTAGCCTTGGTATTAGTCTCAAATCGTCCTGCTTTTGGGCTTGCCTTAGCCTTGGCAGTCGCTAAGGCTTGATACTCTAGGCGGTTAAGGTGCGGCTGTGGGCGTGATATGCCCTTGTCCTTTCGGGGCGATTTTGCCCCTTGATGGCTTTTACCCAATTTACCACGCATTTTACAAACGGTATTATAAGCACGCCCGCACTCTTGGGCGATTTGGGCGTTTGTCTTTGTCCAATCTATGCTTTGCCAATCTATCTTTGATTTGCCTACCATTGATTTTACCTATTTTACCGCGTATAATAACCATTGTAGCTACAGCTACTCAAGCTTCGGCTTGTGTGTTAAAACGTTGCTAAAGCAACACCAAAACCCCACAATGTGCGTTGTGGGGTTTTATTATCACAACTCGCGCCAGTCATCTGCGATGTCAAAATCCCAACTATTAACTTCTTCGTCTTCGTAGTCTTCTACCAACCAAAAAACTTCTAGTTCTTTACCGGTGGCTGTCAATGCCAAAGCTCTCCACATTATGTGTTTGTCATCATTTTCTGGGCGATAATCGGGGTAGGCTTGTTGGTCTAGTCTAACCGTCATATAACCGTCATCATCAAATGCAAGTCTTGTTGTGCCATGAACGGTATCGCCCAACTCTTGATAGCGCTTAGCAAGCTCCATTTGTTCTGCAATCATTTCATGGATTTCTTTTTCGTCAAAATCATCATCTTCATTGCAAGCCCCCACGGCTAAATCAATATGAGCGTCGTTGTTATCATCAAGATAAGCATAGCCAAGATAGATGGGGTTGCCGTTGGTGTCAGCATAAATAATAAAGTTTTTGTCGTTAAATTCGCCATGCGTGGCATCAATAGCCATCACAATATCATTTCTTCCAACAGAACCAATCACGGTTTCGGTGTTTTTATAAGCAAATACACCGTCGTGAGTGATGGCGGTTTTTTTAAGATTGTTCATCATCGTACTCCAATTTGTGTGTTAAACTTAAACATCAAGGGGCTTTGTACGTTGCCTTGTCTTGATGGGTCTATTATATAATGTACATTATATAAAGTCAAGCATTTTTTTAAAATATTTTGATTTTTCTTGATTGGGGGGGGTAGAAGACAGCGCAAAATCTAACAAATTTAACTGCTTACACGCCCGCTGTTCACAAAGACAGCTGGTTGCCAGCGCACTCTAAATTCTTTGGCTTGTCCTGTACCTTGCCAATATCCATGCCAATGCCCACGGCGGATATGGGGGCGTTTGGTGTGCGGTCTGTTCCGCTTCTGTTCACCGTCAATAATGCTTTGATAACGTCTGACTTCACTGCCCAACCGCTCGCCAATCTGATAAATAAAAGGTTCGCTGGGCGTGACGAACGCACCAGTTTTTTTGTTGATGCTATGCTTGGGTCTAGTTAGCTCTTCGCGGCTGACAGGTAATCCCTTGTATGTAATATCAGGTTCTGCAACACACAGCCATAACAAGTAGGGCAAAAGCCCCTTGATTAAGGTATTGGAGGTGTCATCGTCAAACAATGATGCGCCATAATCCAAAACCTCCGCCACGCTCTGCCCTGATGACAAGATGAACGGTTGCGGTACATAGACGTTATCGTCTGTGTCGGTATCGACAACAAAGTCAAGTACGTCATGATTAATGCCGTTCATCTCAACAATATCATATATCGCCCAAAACCCCTTGATGTGCTTGGCAACGCCATCATCAAAAGTGGCAATTTGGGCTGATGATATATCAACATAAACGCACCAGTCAGGCAAATTCAAAAAAATACTTGTCGGTGTATCATCTGGTAACTCTTTGCAATCTTTGATGATCTCTTCATCAAGCTGGTAAATGCCAAGCGTATTTCGCCAAGCGCCGTATAGATACAGACGGCTTAAGATAGATAGTATGTGTGCGTCTTCTTTCCCGCCCCGCAATTCATACAGCGCCGCCAGCCCATTATCAAGAGCTGGGGTGTTTTGCATGGGGAAAAAGGCGTGTTTTGGCTTATTCAACAAATGCCAAGCTTGCATTTTTTTGTAGCAGTCTTTGGCGTTGGCAAACGCCTTATTAAAGGCGTTCATTCTTGCGATGGTGTGGTGCATGTGTTATCCCTTATCTTAATCTTGCAAACCCTGTTGGACAGTATTGTGTACCATGCTCTTCATCAATTCGTCTTAGGTATTTTTCAATATCTTGATTTAGCTCTTCATATTCGCCCATAGCCTCTGTATATAGTTCATCATACACAAGTTCATAGGTTTCATCATCATCTAGGTCTAGCTCTAAGCCTTGTTCCTGGATGGTTTCCGACAATTCTGAATAATTAGCAAAATTAAACCATTCTCTAAATGAATCATCCGGGATGTGGGAATTATCATAAAATGACCATTCGATTGTTGGTAAGCCAACTTCTCTAAGCTTGCTATTTTCATCAGACTGCATCTCAAAAGAAAATTCACCAGAAAATGCACTTTCACTCAAAAATAAAGAATCTTTGTTAGAGTGGAATTTATGGCGAAAAGCACAAAGCTGCGCTAGTGCATCATGCTGTTCATCTGTTAGCGTATCAATTTTTGTATTTTCTTGCATTTTTTTCTTGGCGTAACGCTCTTTCGCTTCATACATTGCTTTGCTCATAATCTCATACTCCAGTTTGCGTGTTAAATTTAGGTGTCAAGTGATTGCGTCATCTTGTCTTGATGGTTGTATTATATAATGTACGTTATATAAAGTCAAGCATTTTTTTAAAATATTTTGAAAAAAAAGATAAAAAAAATATGCTATTATTTGTTTAGGTGCTAAGTGCAATTACGCCAAATTTACTCCAAATAATATTAAGTTATTGATTTTATTCTGATTTTACCACCTTGACATGGTGGGGGTCGATGGTTCGAGTCCGTTTACGCCTACCAAACAACAATCCAGGGCTATCCACAATCGTGCGATAGCCCTTGATTTTTATAGGCTTAAAGCCTTTTTGTTGTCTTTTGTAGTCTATGGCTATCTATTGAAATCTATGTTTTTTGTTGGTATATTTGTTGGTATAAAAATCCTTATACCAACAAACAAGGCAAATCATGCTAACAGATACCGCCATAAAACGGTTAAAGCCGTCCACTAATTGCACCCCAAATAAGCCTGATAAGCATTCAGACGGCAACGGCTTACAATTAATAGTAAGACCAACAGGAACAAAAGTTTGGTTGGTTGCCTATCGCTATCATGGCAGACAAACCAATATCACATTAGGGCGTTATCCTACAATTAGCCTACAACAAGCACGCCTACAAGCCTTGGAGATAAAACAGAAGTTAGCACAAGGTATAGACCCTAAGACCGCTAAGCCTAATACGGTGCTATTTGGCGATATAGCGAACGAATACCACACCCAAAGAGACCGTAACAACCCAATCAATAAGGGCAAATACACCGTATCGAAAGTTACGCACAAAAAGGATTTGAGCCAATATAATAATGACATTGCCCCACATATCGCCCATTTGGACATAAACGCTGTTACGCCTGTGATGATACTAGATATTGCCAAACGCATTGAAAAGCGTGGAGCGTATGACATGGCAAAACGAGCCATTAGGCTAATAGGGGCAATATTCCGCCATGCTAGGGATAAGGGGTTATATGACCGCCTACCGCCAACAGACGGGCTGGAAAAACGCCTAACCAAACGAAAACAAGAACACTTTGCGCGCCTAGAATTTCACGAATTACCCCAATTCTTTTCCCATGTTCATCATTCCACTTGTGAACCGCTTACCAAACTTGCCTTTAAATTTATTTGCCTGACCTTTGTGCGCACCATAGAAATGCGCTTTATGCAATGGGCGGAAATTGATTGGGATAACTACCTTTGGCGAATACCGCCCGAGCGCATGAAAATGGGTAAGCCCCATATCGTACCACTTGCCCCACAAGCCATAGAGATTTTACACCAAATTAAGGCAATGGGGCTAAGTGATGAATTTGTGTTTTATAACCCCAAAACCAAAAAGCCCGTTAGTGAGAATTTTCTAACACAGGCGTTAAAGCGTTTGGGCTATCAAGGGCGAATGACGGGACACGGGTTTAGGGGCATTGCCAGCACCAAATTACATGAATTGCAATACAATCATGAGTGTATAGAATTACAATTAGCCCACGCCAAAGCGGATAAAGTCAGCATGGCATACAATGGGGCGGAACACTTGCCCTACCGCGTGCAGATGATGAAAGAATGGGCAAAGCTGATAGAACACGCTTGTCAATGAGCCACTAAAACAAAAAGCCCCAGTTTGGAGCTTTTTTATATCATTTGCAAATCTCCAAAATAGGTTATTCAAATTTGAATTATTGCAATTTAGATGGTTTTAGATTGCTAAAAACTAATTAGTTTGCTATCATCTAAGACAATCTAAGACTACCTAAGCCCCCATGAAAGACATTTGGCATTACCCACGCACCGCCCTAGCCGAGCAGGTTTTAAGCCTTTTTAATAGCGGTTTATCCCATGCCCTAACCTTTTTTGCCCCAAGACGAAAGGGCAAGACCGAATTTTTGTTAAAAGACATTACGCCCCTTGCCAAAGAGTATGATTACAAGGTGTTTTATTTTAGCTTTTTGGATAATGGCGAGAATGTAGAAAAACGCTTTATTTACGAGCTTAACGCCTTTTGCCAAGGCAAGATAGCCAAAAGCCTAAGCCACCTATCAAGCGTGGAGATACAAGGCTTTAAAGCCGAATTACAGGCATTGGGCAATGATGCCTACTACACAGCCTAAACGCCCTAGCAGGGCAGGGCAAGCCCATATTACTGCTACTAGACGAGATACAGGCATTAGCAGGGGCAAGCCATTACCCCATCATAGCCAGTTTACGCACCGCCTTAGATACCAATAAGGATAAAATTAAAGTCATCTTTACAGGTTCAAGCCGTGAGCAGTTACGGCTTATGTTTTCATCAAGCACCGCCCCATTTTTTCATTATGGGCAAAATTTAACTTTTCCTGATTTGGATAAGGCATTTACCGACCATTTGGCGGGCGTGTTTTATCACACCACTAAAAGGGATTTGGATAATAATAAGCTATGGAGTGCGTTTGTTGCTATGAACAAAAGCCCACAAATGGCTAGGGCATTGATTGAACGCATGGCACTAAATCCCATGCTAGACATCACAACCGCCAAAGATGAGCTGTTGGACGAGATACAGGCAAGCCAAGATTATTCGGTTAGCTATCACGATTTAACCGCCATAGGGCAATACCTACTAACCCACATTGCCACAGGGCAAGGCGAGCTATACAGCCAAACCACCAAAGATAAATTAACCGAGCATTTGGGCGTGGATATTGGCAATCAGCACATACAATCCGCCATACGTTCGCTATCTAAAAAGGGCTTGTTATTCAAGGTTGGTAATGGCGTGTATGAGATTGACGATATATTCTTTAAAGAGTGGTTATTAAATCACGGTTAATCAGTTTTGCAAGGCTAGGAGTAATTACCCGAACAGCGGTTATTTTTCATACCTTAGACCGCCACGCCTTGCACTTTTATTTGGTAAGGTATGGTAAGGTGTGAGAATATGGGATTATTAGCAAACGCCAAACAAAAACGACAAGAAAAGTTTAATAATGAGTTTATTTCTTTATTTGATAGTGTGACGTATTTGGGCGAGCCGTTATACGAAGCGTTGGAATATATTATTGAATGTATGCCATATCAAGCTAAGTTATATTTAACAAATGACGGTTGTCAGGCGGTATTTGTTGGCAATGATAAAGAATTATGGGGGGACGATGATTTTTGGAACTTTAACGGCATAGAAATGTACCAAAAAGAACTTATCAAAAATCTAAGAAATTGCATTAATCAAAAGCATATTGAGCCTACTAACCCAATTTATAATCTAGGTTTTGGCAAAAAACGTTTTTTATCCTATTTGGTTAGTGATGGCATAGAAGTGGAACAAAAAGACCTAGAGACCGCCCTAAGCCCTACCCCTATTTTTGATGATTATGAAGACTTAGACCATTACACCATACAAAGCATTATTGACGAACGAGACGAATTAAGAGAAAAACTAAATAACCAACAAACCGCCAAAGAAAGTAAAACAGAGCTTGCCACCAAGTCAAAAAATGCCATTGCAAGAATCATATTGGCATTATTAGAGATGAGTGAGCTAGATTGGAAAAATGCAGACCCTTACGACTACACAAGCCCTAACAGTATTAACAATCTTATTTTAAGCCAATTACAAGCCCTAAACCTACAAGCATCAAATAGGTTTATCGGAGATTGGATAAAACTAGCACAAGAGCAAGGCTAATTTTTCCCCAAATTTGGGGTTTTTTATTGCCTGTATTTTGTTGAATATTCAATTAAAAAAAATGATAAACATTGCATTTGAATAATAAACAAATCCCCACCCCAACCCCCTACAATACGCCCTAAATCCACCACAATTTAGGAGCGTATCACATGAACCAAAGCAATTCACAAACCAGCCTACCCAAAGACGGCATGAGCCGATTAGCCCAGCTACTACCATTCTTGCCAATCGGTAAAAGCACTGTTTGGGCATGGGTAAAGGCTGGCAAATTCCCCCAGCCAATCAAACTAAGCCCCACCGTGACCGTATGGCGTAACAGCGATATTCATACATGGTTAAACAACCAACAGGGGGAAGCATGA